TTACGCCGCCTCTGCCGGCGCGCGCGCAGCGACGTGCGCGATCGCATCGCGCAGCACTTCGAGACCAGCGCCCGGCTTCACCCCTTGCTCGGCCAGATGACGGCGGAAGGCTCGCGCGCCCGGCACGGCATGGAATGCGCCGACGAAATGCCGCGTGATTGCATGCAGTCGCGTTCCGCGCACCAGCTGCTGCTCGATGTAGGGCATCATCGCCTCGATCGCATCCTGCATGGTCGCATGCGGCGCCGCTTCGCCGAAGATCTCCCGATCCACGGAGAGCAGCCGCCACGGCTCCTGATAGGCGGCGCGGCCAAGCATCACGCCGTCGACGTGTTCGAGATGTGCTTTCGCGTCTTCGATGCCAGCAATGCCGCCGTTGATGATGACAGTCACACCAGGCATTGCGTGTTTGAGGCGATAGACGCGGTCATAATCGAGCGGGGGAACGTTTCGATTCTCCTTCGGAGACAACCCGTTGAGCCAAGCCTTGCGGGCATGCACGATCAGCGCATCGCAGCCGGAGGCGACCACCGCATGTGCAAGCGCATCGAGCGCGACTTCCGGGTCCTGCTCATCGATGCCGATGCGGCACTTCACTGTGACGGGAATTGCGACGGTGCGCTTCATCGCCTCGACGCACCTCGCCACCAGCTCCGGCTCTGCCATGAGGCAGGCGCCGAAGCGGCCATCCTTCACGCGATCGGACGGACAGCCGACATTGAGGTTGATCTCGTCATAGCCGAACGCCTCGCCGATCCGCGCAGCCTCGGCCAGCTCGCGCGGATCTGAGCCGCCGAGCTGAAGCGCCACCGGATGCTCACAACGATCGAACCCGAGCAGCCGCTGCCGATCGCCATGAATGACGGCGCCGGTGGTGAGCATCTCCGTATAAAGCAACGCCCGCCGCGACAGATGACGATGGAACACCCGGCAATGCCGGTCCGTCCAATCCATCATGGGCGCGGTACTGAAACGCCACCTTTCAGAACCCACTGATTTCGTTGTTTTTTCTCGCATAATCCGTTGAGATTGTTGCGCAACGCGTTGCGTATTGTTGCGTTTTTGCCTACATCTCCGGGCGTTTGCCGTCTGTTAGTATCACATTGTGATCCCCACAGGAGCCTTGTGATACCGAAATGGGAACGATCGTGGAGCGCGCCCGGAAGAAGGGCGGCAAAGCCTATATGGCAAAGATCATCATCAAGCGCGAGGGCAAGGTTGTCCATCGCGAGACCGAGACGTTCGATCGCCGGCCGGCCGCCGCCGCCTGGATCGCCCGGCGCGAGGACGAGCTATCGAAACCCGGCGCGATCGAGCGCGCGAAGCTGGCGACCAACGACCCGCCCCTTTCCGTCGTCATAGACCGGTACATCGACGAGAGCGAAAAGGAACTAGGCCGGACCAAGGCCCAGGTGTTGAGGACGATCAAGACCTATGACATTGCCGGGAAGCGGTGTTCGCAGATCGAGAGCGACACCATCGCCGACTTTGCGAAGCAACTGGACGTCGAGCCGCAGACGCGCGGGAACTACCTTTCGCACCTCGCCTCCATCTTCGCCGTGGCCCGCCCCATGTGGAAATACCCACTCGACTATGCCGCGATGAAGGATGCCCAAACCGTGCTGCGCCGGCTGGGGATCGTGTCCAAGAGCAAGGAGCGCGACAGAAGGCCCACGCTGGACGAGCTGAACAAGCTGATGTCCCATTTCAAGGAGCGTCAGGAACGCCGCCGCAAGGCCGCGCCAATGTGCCGTTTAATCGCCTTCGGCATTTTCTCGACCCGACGCCAGGAGGAAATCACCCGCCTCGCATGGGAAGACTTTGAGGAGGAGCACAAGCGCGTCCTCGTCCGCGACATGAAGCACCCCGGCCAGAAGGAAGGCAATGACACATGGTGCGACCTGCCCGAGCCAGCCATTCAGATCATCAAAGCCATGCCGCGCGACGGCGAACTGATCTTCCCCTATTCCGCCGACGCGATCAGCGCGGCGTTCACGCGCGCGCGCCAATTCTTGGAGATCGAGGATTTGCATTTCCACGACCTGAGGCACGAAGGCGTGTCGTGGCTGTTCGAGACCGGATATAACATTCCGCACGCCGCCGCCGTCTCCGGTCATCGCTCCTGGACGAGCCTCAAGCGCTACACTCAGTTGCGCCAGCGCGGCGATAAATACACGGGATGGAAGTGGCTTGAGGCCGTGACCTCGCCTGTTGTGTAGAGCGCAACAACCATCCGAGGCGATGCTTGCCGCGATCGACCCGGCAAGAGGACATCGCCATGACGCAGCACCAAGGATTACCCGTCGCGGGCTATCAGCCGCAGAGCGACGCGAACGTTTCCGCCGTCAACGTCAACAAGCGGCTTGAGGAAGAAATCCTTCGCCGCATCGACACGCTGGAGCAGACGCCCGGCATCGATCGCCGTTGGCTGAACATCGGCAAGACGCACCTCGAACAGGCTTTCATGGCGCTCAATCGCGCCATCTTCCAGCCCTCGCGCATCAACCTCTAACGGACGCCCCTCGCGGTACTCCTTCCCGTCCGCATCCAGAAGGACGGGGAAACATGGTCCCGATCGTCCGTGAAGAACGGCGCTGGTCCGTAGAGGGGCCTCATGCAGCCCAGCGTAATCGGGGCAACCTGGATGGAGCAAAGGCCGCAGGCCCGTAATTCGGCGGGAAGCGGCCTTTACCATTTCAAGGGCTGTTGCTCTGGCTCCGCAGCGCTGCGATCCGGCGCATAGAACATCATCCGATCATTGCCGCCCTTCCGGTCGCGGTCGATCGTCCATTCCAGCTTCTTCATGATCCGGCCGAGGCGGCCGGTATGCCGCCAGTCTGCATCCTTCATGGGGATACCCAGCGCAGTCAGCAGATCGGATTGAGCGATCGAAGTTAGACCTTTGATCGTGTGCGCGATCTTGTCCGTCCACACATCGACGTCCGTTCGCTTCTCCTGCTCGACCTCGACCGCAGCTTGCTCCTCCTCCTGGACCCACCAAGGCGTGTTCGCGCGGTAGAGCTCTACGGCCTCAGCCCATAGCTGATCGCGATCCAGCGCGATCGCGTCGGTGTCGATGCCGCCGACAGTCAGCGGCCAGAAGCGACGCGCGCCCGTGGGATCGCGCAGATACGCATTGCCTTCCGGGTTGATCGTGCCGTTCAGCACCACGCGGCGCGGGGCCTCGATCACCGCGCGGCCATAGGGCGGGCGAAAGCGATCGGTCTGTTGCGTCAGGAACTTCTTGACCTCGTTCACCTCAGCCGCCGAGAACTTGTGCATCTCCGCGACCTCAAGACCCCACACGCCTTGCATCTCCATCTTGGCATCTTTGCTGCCGATGTCCGACAGGCCGTCCGTAAAGAAGTCGTCGCCGTACAGGAAGCGAAGCGCCGTCGATTTGCGCGCGCCCTGCGGTCCCTCCAGGATCGGCATGGTATCGACCTTGCACCCCGGCCGAAGGCCGCGAGCGACGCCCGAGACAAGCCAGCGCATGCCGACCGTGCGAGCATACGGCGTGTCCTCAACGCCCATGTAATAGGTCAACCACTTCTCGACGCGCGGCCGGCGATCCCACTTCACGCCATCGAGATATTCGCGCAGCCGATCGAACGCCGCGCGCTCCGCGATTGTCTGGATCACGGCCGCGATGTTCGAGGCTTTCGGCGACATCTGCCGCGCCTCCAGCCACATCACCGCCTCGCTGTAGTCGCGGTCCTGGACAACGCGCGGCGTCCATGACTGATCGCGCTCCCACGGCGGCCGGCGCATCAGCATGACGCGAAGTTTAAACGCGTCCCACGCGAACACGCCGGCCGTCTCCGGGTGGTTCTCCAGGAACAGCGCCCAATTTTTCGTTGCGCCCGGCTTAACCTTGCCCTCCTCGTTGCAGACAAGGCCGAGCATCCAGTTGTCATCTGCCGCCACGGTGCGGCGCGTGCGCAGATCGGTGACAGTCGCCGGCTGGGGTTGCTCTTGCTGCGTCGTGCGAGCCTCGACGACGGGCTTTGCCTGGACGGTGGGCGCAGGGCCGGCAACGGGCGCAGGCTTCTCCACGGCCGCCGCTGGCGGTTTGGGCGGCGTCCACGGGCGCACCGTCTCACGCATGAACGTGTCAAGCCGGGCCTTGTCCCAGCCGTCGCGGATCGCGTCAGCGCAGTCCCAGCCTTTCGGCGGCCCATCGCGCATGACGTCCATCACGCGAACCGTGCAGCCGATCGCGACCAGGATCACCGCAATCTCGTTCGCGGTCCCGAGCCCAGGCGCGTCGGCGTCCGGCCAGATCACGACGTTGCGCCCCTTGAGCGGCGTCCAATCGGTATGCTTGACGCCTTGCGTTCCGCCCGCCCAGGACACCACGGCGCGGCCCGTCTCGCGGGCGAGCGCGTCGCGGCACTTCTCGCCCTCGACGACGATCACCTGCCGGGCATCGCCAATGCCGTCTAGACCGTACAGCGGCCGAGGCTTGGGGAACGGGAAGCGCGACCAGCACTCGCGCCCGCCAGGAAGGCGGACGGCCATCACCATCGGCGTCTCTTTGCCGCCGTCGCTTAGATCGTGGCGCAGCACATAGCCGAACAGCGAGCCATCGGCGCGGCGATATGGGAACACCATCGACGGCGCGAAGCCGCCCCACTCTGTTGTATCGCCCGCACGCTTGGGATTGTAGAGCTTGACGCGCTGGCCGGCCTCGATCACCGCGCCCTCTGGCGGATCGATGGGCTCGATCCCCGCGTAGATATCGCGCGCCTCGATCTGGCGCGGCTTCACGTTTGGCCCGGCCGTGCCGCCACCGAGGATCGCAATCGCTTCGCGCAGGCCGACGCCCTTGATCTTCTGGACGAAGTCCATGACGTCGCCGTGCTCGCCGCAGCCGAAGCAATGGAAGCGCTCGATCTTGTCTTTCCCGACGAAGATCGTGAACGACGGCGTGTCCTCAGCATGGAACGGGCAGCAGCCAAGCAGTTCGCGCCCGTCCTTCTCCAGCTTCACGCCGAAGGATGCCGCCGTGTCGGGCAGTGAAACGTCGCGCCGTAGGCGCTCGACATCGGACGACATAATGCCCCGTAGGTGATTTGCGTGTTGCGTTATTCACAACACTTGCAACGAAAACGTCAAGAAGAAGTTAGTAATTGCCCCGAACTATCTGCGCCAACTCGCTTTCGTTGTGCGCGATGCCCGCCCGGCCGCCCGCCTTGTTCACCGCCTCGATCCAGGCGATTTGCTCTTTCGTCGGCCGCGCCCCGTCCTTGACCTCGACCTGCGTATAGATCGCAACGGTTGACCCGACCATGTCAGCCGTCACCTGGACGGGCATCCACCCGCCGAGATCGGACATTCCAGCAACACCGGCATGGAAAGGACGAGCGTTGCGCAGCAGGACATCGCCCGGCCCGAGGCGAACCATGCGGCCGTTGCCGCACTCCGGCTTCCCAACCCACGCCTGCCCGACGTTCTGCCGAAACAGCCGCGCCCCGAGCTGGGACGCGAACCGTTGCAGCATCCGCATAAGATCAGCCTCGCCCACGGCAAAGCCTCCGCTCTTCCCATCGGCGCTTGGCTTCCGTAGCCTTGCCGTCGGCGATCATTCGCAACTCGACCTCGTCATAGTCGCGCCTTGGCCTTTCCACCTCGCAGGTCTTTTCCATGGCACGACCTCAGAACGGGATATCATCATCCATGTCGGTGTTGCGTCCGGCTGGGACCGGACGGCGCGGCGGCCCCGACGAGATCGGATCGTCCCGCCGCTCACTCTTTCCCGTCGCGTCAGCGTAGCTGTTGCCCGGCCGTTCAGCGTTGCCCTTGGGATCGCTCACCTTGCCGCGACCGCCATCGCCGAGCAGGATCAGGTTCGCCTTGAAGCCGGTCAAAACGACTTCCGTCGAATAGTGATCGACACCGTCCTTTTCCCATTTCCGGGTCTGCAATTCGCCTTGGACGAACACCTTGGAGCCCTTGCGCACGTACTGTTCGATGACGCTGCACAGGCCCTCGTTCCACACCACAATGCGGTGCCACTCGGTGCGCTCTTTCTTCTCGCCCGTGCTCTTGTCCTTCCAGCTTTCGGACGTCGCGATCGAGAAGTTCGCAACGACGCTGCCGTTCTGGAGGTTCTTGATTTCCGGATCAGCACCGACGTTGCCGATCAACTGCACTTGGTTAAGGTGCCCCGCCATTTCACTGTTCTCCCATGACAAGCCGGTATCCCCGGCGATAACCGACGTTCTCGATCGAGACGCCGGACCCCTCCAGGCGCGCGCGCAGATGGCACAGCGCGACCTTGAATGCCGCATACATGCGCGTCGGCGACGGCCCACCATCGGGATCGTCGGCATACATCGCATCGAAAATTCGCTCCGTCTGGACCGGATGGCCCTTGCCCTTCCAGATCGCGCCGAGAATGCGCGCCTCCAGCGGTGTGACCTTGTAGTGGTCGATCACGATATCCAGCGACGGAACGCGAACGGACTGCTTGCAACACGGGCACGCGATCGGACTAGCCAAGCTCATCATGACATCCCCCTGCTTTGCGAGCCGGCCTTAGCCTGCCTCGCCGTCCACACATGGCCGGCCCACTTCTCCGGCGACTTGTACCCGCGAGCCATCGCGAGCTTGACCAGATCGTCGAGCGTTTCCGCGCTCGACTGTTCGCGCAGCCGCTCGCGGCGCAGCGCCGCAACATCGATTTCCTCAAGCTCGCCCTCGACCTCGTCGAGCACGCGGCCGACGCCGAGGCTATCGCGCGCCTTCACCGGATAGACGAACCCACATTCCGGGCAGCACTTCGCCGGCGCATGTGTCGCGAAGCACCGCGAGCAAGTCAGGTTCTCGACCTCGCGCAAGTTCTTCGCCCTACCCTCAAGAGACCATTCTCGATCATCATCAGGGAATCCGTGGCGCGAAAATCCCCCGACCAAATCGAGCAAAACAGCCGGCTTGTTCTTCTTACGTAGCGCGCGCCCCTTCTTCTGGAGATCGCGCGCCAGCGATTGCGTCGGCGAATAGTCAAGCATCGCCTCAATCGTCACATCGCGATCGACCTGCGCCGAGAGATCGAAGCCCTCGCAGAAAAGTTGGCAGTTTACGATCAAATCAATCTGCCGGTCGGCGAAGCCGATGAACGCCTGCTTGCGATCGTTCTGCGGCGTGTTGCCGTCGAGAGCGACAGCAGTAATCCCGCGCTCGCGGAATTCCCAAGCAAGCTGTTCGGCCCGGAGGATCGACGGAGCGAACGCAATCGTCCTCATGCCTGCCGCGTACCTTCGCCAGTGCTTCACCGCGCCGGCCAGGACCGCCTTGCCCGACATCAAGTCGTCAATCTCGGACGCGACATATTCGCCACCACGCGAGCGAACACCCGTAAGATCGACACCGGCAGGCGAGAACGCACGGTAGCGCGACAGGTGGCCTTGCTCGATCAGCCATCGGACGGACGGTCCCATGACCATCGTGTCCCACACGTCGCCCAGCGGCTTGCCGTCTAAACGTTCCGGCGATCCTGTCAGGCCGATCGCCCGCGTCCCGGTCTCTTTGTAGTGGTGCGCGACCTTGGCCCATCCGCTCGCCGCCGACAGGTGCGCTTCGTCCACCATGATGTAGTCGGCGGGTATCTTGCCGAGACGGTTCTTGAGCGTCGCGATCGAGGCGATATAGACCCGGTGGTGCGGGTTGTAGTGGTAGCCGGCCGCGATGTACGAGAACGGAATGCCGCAGCGCTCGAACGTCTTGGCGGTTTGCGTGATCAGATCGACGCGATGGACGCAGAAGATCACGCGCTTCTTGGCCTGAAACAGAAGCTCGATCAGCTTCGCGGCGAGGACCGTCTTACCGAACCCCGTGGGCGCGAACACCAGGACGGACAGATAGGTACGAAGCGCCACGCGCAATTGAGCGCGCACGTCCTCTTGATCAGGGCGAAGGATCAAGCCGCTCATGCGATGCGTTGCCCGTCGTTGCGGCAAAGCGCGCCGTCAGGGGTCACGATCCATTCGCCGCGGAGCAACTTCATCCGCATCGTCGTGCGCGGAGGAAGGCCAAGACGGCGCGCAACACGCTCGATCACGCCGCGCGGCCGTCCCATATGGACGACGATCTCGGAATTGTAGAGGCCGGGCGACAGCCAAAGCGTCCGCAGGCGCGAAAGCTCATCTTCGGACCATGCACGGTTGGCCGCGCGGCTCATCTTCCGACCACCACTTTCCGGATTGAGTTTTCGTGCGGAGCCATCCGGCGAAGCCGGTTCGCCAGCGTACGCAACGCCTCGACGTCGTCGGCCGTCACGAGCATCATCGTTTCCGCCGCCGCCGCGCCGGTTCGCGTCGTCGTGCGATCGGCCAGATGGTCGATGAAATCGGCTTGCTCATAGAACGACATCGGCGCGCTCATCAGCGCACCGGCATCATGTCGGCGGCGTCGATCCTGATGTTGCGCTGTTGCGCCGCAGCAAGTATCGCCTCCTGATCCCGACCAGAGATCAGCCCCTTTGCGTCCTTGAGCGCGCGGCTGACCTTCGACCGATGGCGACCGAGCGCAACAGCGAAGTCGGATTGGGACATTCCAAATTTTGCATAGACACGCTGCCAAGGCGTGACCGGGTTGGCTGTCTTCACGTTAAAGGCGCCCCGTATGATGCTGATTTCGCAACATACGTTGTGATTTGCGCAACGTCAATAAGAACAGTCAACTTTTCCCAATTGACCACGGTTCCACAGTACCGTTCAACCTAAGGCAGTATTTCTACGGAGGTGCGAATTGACGGCTTGTTGCGAAACGTGCAACAAGCGGGGGATAACAGGGATAACGATTGTAATGCGTGCGTAAGGAGAATTGCCAAGATGTCCCAACGAGAGATTGATGGCGCGTGGTTCACAAAAAAGCTCGAAGAAAACAACAAGAGCATGCGCGGGCTGGCAAAGCACTTAGACGTTGATGTCTCTGCCGTCTCCCGGATGTTCTCTGGAAGTCGGAAAATGAAAATGAATGAAGCCAGCGCAATAGCACATTTTCTCGGCGCTCCTGTATCGGAGGTGCTCAAGCACGCCGGGGTTGCTGTAGACCTTGACGGCCAGCCAACCCAGGTCATGCTTGCAGCCGCCATCAATGAGAAGGGACAGCTCGAACGGCTATCGGAACCGAGACCCCTGCCGCAGACCATCATCGACAGAGCACAGGCCGCAGTCACACTGAGCAACCCGGATAACGGTCGCATCCTCGCCGCCCAGATTAGAGCGCTGCAAGGCCCTCTCGCTTTCCTCGACGACGCGGTTGTGCTGTTCGGGCACACCGAGGGCGTGGAGCGGGCGGCGATCGGCGTCCTCGCCATCTGCCGGTCACAGAAGGGCGAGCAGGTCATTGCCAAGATCGAGCGCGCCCGCAAGACCGGCGAGGCCCGCGTTGTGTGTGTAGACGGCAAGGCGCGCGAATTTGCCCTGGAGACCGCAACACCGGTCATCGCGATCATCCCCTGATCCGCCCCCGATCCTGGTCTAAGGAACCGCGCAGCTTCGGCCGCGCGGTTTTTTGTTGCGTCCTGAAATCCTGAAATTCTGGATTGACTGTTGTGCTTTGTTGTGCCTACTGTTGTGAACTTCGCAACATCACAACGGAGATCGCAACGATGAACGTCATGACCACCTCGCCCGGCATGAAGCCGGGGGTTTACCTCAAGCTCGACAACGAAGCCTATCACGCCGGCCCCGGCATTTCGAAGTCGGGTCTCTGGACGATCGAGACCAAGTCCCCGGCTCACTACAAATTCGGCGAGCGCGAGGAGAGCAACGCGTTTGACTTCGGCGACGCTTGCCACCTCGCAATCCTCCAGCCGAACGACTTTGAGAAGGCGGTTGTTCGCGGTCCCGAAGACCGGCGCGGCAACAAGTGGAAGGACGTCGCCGAGGTTTGCAAGGCCGACAAGAAGCTGTTGCTCACGTCCGGCGACTTCGATGGTGTGCTTGCGATCCGCGATACCGTGCACGCCGACCCCTGGATTAACAGCATCATCACCAGCGGCGACGGCGTCAACGAGGCGTCCGGGTTCTGGATCGACCCCGAGACCGGCGAGCTGTGCCGCTGCCGTCCCGACCGCTACCGCCGCGATATCAAGCTGATCCTCGACGTCAAATCGACGGCGAGCGCGCACCCCGACGCCTTCGCCAAGAGCGTCGTGAACTTCGGCTATCATGCTCAGGAGGCGTTCTATACGGACGGCTGGCAGGCTTGCGGCCAGCAGGTTGAGGGCTTCGCCTTCCTCGCGTTCGAGAAGAAGCCGCCCTATGCCTATGCGGTCTATGAGCTGCCGCCATCGATCGTCGAGGAAGGCCGCGCCATGATGCGCAAGGCGCTCAACACCTACGCGGAATGCCGCAAGGCGAACCGCTGGCCGGCATACGGCGATGGCGTCCAGGAGCTTTCGTTCAAGCGCTGGAGCTACCGCCTGACGCAGGCCCCCGACACGCTCGACGAGCAGTTGGCCGAGTGACCGACGCCGACCTTGCACGGAAATTCTGGAGCGCGGCCTACTTCTATCGCCGCGCTCCGGATCGCAACCGAACCACCGCTATCTTAGTGCTGACAGCCCTTAGCGGTTCACCCCCAGGCCCCGTGCAATCCCGCGCGGCCGAGATCATGAAAGAAATCGAGAATGGCACAGACCAACACGCTACCGGCCCAGGTTGACCGCAAGCCGCTGACGCTTCGCGATCACCTCAACAACATGACGCCCGAGTTCAAGAAGGCGTTGCCCGGCCACATCACGCCCGAGCGGTTCGTCCGCACCGCGCAGACGGCCATCGCCCTCACCCGCAACATCGACAAGGTGAAGAACCCAGCCTCACTTCTCGCCGCCTGCACCAAGGCCGCGACGGACGGCTTGATCCTGGACGGCCGAGAGGCCGCGCTTGTCGTGGATTATCAGGGCGACGTGCAGTATCGCCCGATGATGCGCGGGCTTTTGAAGCTCGCCTATCAGAGCGGCCAGATCAAAAGCCTTGTGGTCGAGGCCGTGCGTGCGAATGACCATTTCAAGCACGAGCCGACCAACGGGAAAAAGCCCGTCACCCACAAGGTGGATCACACCAAGGATCGCGGCGACGTCTATGCGTTCTATGCCGTCGCCGAACTGATGAGCGGCGGCATCGTTCACGAGGTCATGAGCCTCGCCGAAGTCAACGCGATCCGCGATCGTTCCGACGCCTACAAGGCGTTCAAGGCGGGCAAGATCAAATCAACACCGTGGGCAACTGATCCCGTCGAGATGGGCCGCAAGACTGTGTTCCGTCGCATCAGCAAATACCTTCCGAGCAGCACGGATCGGGACGCTCTGCACGACGCGGCCGAGCGGATCGACGACGATTATACTTTCGACGCGACGGCCGAACCCGGCGAGACACCGCCCGTGACGCAGTTCACCCAGCCCAAGAAGCGCGGCGGTGCGGCGGCGGCGCTCAAGGACGTCACGCCCACCAAGGCGAAGCCGCAACCCGAGCCCGAGCACGATCCCGACACTGGCGAAGTGTTCGACCATGACGGCCCCGACGACAACGATCCGCGCTTCGCCAACGACGGACCACAGCCAGGGGATGACATCTGATGCCAAAGCGCCTCATTGCCGTCATCGAGCAGACCATCCGGAAGGAGGTCCCCGTTCCGGATAGCATCCAGACCGGCCCTTTCCACACGGACGCAATCGACCTCCTCAACGCCGTGAACGCGTCCAACCACAGCACGATCATCAAGCAGCGCTTCGTTTCCGCCGAGGTGGTCGAGATCGCAGAGGGAGCCGATGCAGACCAGCATTAGCCCGGAGACCCCGGAATTCGCGCGCGTCGAAATCCGGCTCACAGACAAGGCGGGGCTAAAGAGCGCCGCCGATCAACTCCGCTCGCTTGCCGGCGAACTCGACCGGCTCGCGGGCGGATCGCTCGCCGATCCCACGTCGAACTATCTGGCGTGGGGTGCCATCAAGTCCACCTCCAAGAAGCTGAGGAACCACAATGTTTGATGGAAAGCCACCGGAGCCGCCGCCTATCATCATTTCTGACCCGATGTATGGAAGCCTCGCGGGTGTGCTCCAGGCCGCCCATGACCACGCGGCGCGCGGGAAAGGTCATGACCGGCATGGCAGCGACGACGTGCCTTTCCTCGAACAGTCGTCGATGCAGACCACGCGGCGCGTCGGGCTCGGCTTCCCGGCCGGCCAGATCATAAAGAAGGCGGCCGAGGCGAAGGGGATGGCAGATCGCGGCGAATATGACGCGGCAGTGGCCGAATTCTTCGGCATCATCAACTACGCCGCAATCGCGGTGCTGGCGCTCCGGGAAATGCCAGATCCACATTTCCGTGAAGTCGATTGACTTTTGTGTTGTGATTTTCACAACACTGTGCAACACAAGAGGCGACCCATTTAAACGGGTCGCCTCTTTCTCGTTCACGGAGCCGCCGAACATGACCAAGCTTCACAACTGCCTCGAATGCGGATCGCCCCTCACCGCCCGCCGTTCCGGCCAGGAGTTCTGCAAGCCCTCTTGCCGCCAGACCTTCAACAATCGGCGCATGCAGCGCGGGGCCGAGCTCTATGACCTATTCCGCGCCCTCCGTCGCGAGCGAGCTGACGCCAAGGGCATGAACCTTTGGACCGAGATTTGCCGCCTCGAACTGAAATGGCAAATCGAGGACGAGGCCCAGCGGCCGGGGCGACGTTCCTACATGCCGCCGACGAAGGCTATCACGATCTTGAAGGACAAGGGCTCGCTGCCGCGCGGCGAAGTCTTGAAGGCGGGCCCGCGCGCCGCCTAGCGGCCGTTGGCGAAGCGCTCGCGCTGCTGCCTCTGGCAATCACGCGTGGCGACGAGCCGGCCGTTCGCCTGCCCCAGCGAGGCCCGGTGACGCGCAAGCGCCACCTTGGACGACATACCGACATCGACAGCAGGATAGCCCACCGGCTGGGCCAAGTTCTCGCAATCGCGCGGGATCTGCACCGTCGCCCGCGTAGGGCTATTTTGCGATCCGGCGCAGCCAATCAACGTCGCCGCCGTCGAGAACACAAGCATCATTCGCAGGACGTTTCGCAAGCTCTGCCTCATAGTCGGATACCTTCTTGTCGGCCTCGTCGGCCTTTGCCTCAGCATCGGCGCGCAGCTTCGCCGCCGTCTCGGCCGTTTGCCTTTGTGCGTCGAGTTCCAAATCCTTGAACGCCAGATCGGTCCTCGCCTGGGCGAGCGCGGCGCTTTCATCTGCGAGCCGATGACCGATGCAGAGCCCGATCACGAACAAGAGAAGGAGCGCGACCAGCCGGGCGAGCGGCACATAAGCGCCGATCACCGGGAAGCGGCCGAGGAGCGGCGCGAAGCCGACAACCAGCGCCGCGACCAGGACGAGGCCGAGCACCATCAGCGCAAGATCGGACGTCGCGACCGCCCACAACAGCCACGTCATGGATCAATCCTCCCGCAGACACCAAGTCTTCTCGCCCCACACGGGGTCATTGCGCCGGTTGTCAAGGCCCTTGAGATACTTCCCATTGGCGAAGACGTATTCCGACATCTTGTTGCACGCCTCCTTGACGCGGCCCGCGTTGAGAAGCGAAGCAACCTTGCCACACGCCACGCCCGGCCCGAGATTGATCGAAAACAGGATCATAGCCGCCTGTCGGTGCGGTGGCATTTCGCTGAACGATGGGATGCACTCCTGCACCGGAGCGGCATAGCGCGGGATCACTTTGGCGATCATCCCGAGACATTCGCTTTCGGTGTACCTGTCGCCGGCTTTCAAGGTCGGGATATCGTGCGTCGTGATGCCGCCGCATACGGTGATCACACCGGGCGGATCGAAAGGAAGATGAACGGCCGTGTAGTTGCGGCCTTCCCAATGATTGTACCCCGCTGACGCGAGCGCCAGGACGGCAGCAGAGAGACCACCAACAACGACTTTGCGCTTCATTGCCATTATTCAGCCCCCGGCTGTTTGAGCACGCGCGCGAGGCCGAACGCCGCCGAGAGAACGACGCCGCCGAGCACGTATGCAATCGTTGGGATTTTGTCCGCGAGCGCCGGCCAGACCATAATCAGGCCGCCGATCGCGCTCCAGAACAGACCGCCGCCGATGGCGACGCGCACCGACCAGAGGCGATGCCACACGCGATCATCGATCAATCGGAGTTTCATAACCCGCCCTCGTTGTGAGGGCGGCACCATGCACCGGCAATGGTTGCCGGCTAAAGTCCGGGAACGTGTCCGGTCAAGACCATCTTCCAGAGAGCTACCAGGAACAGGCCGAGGATCGCCCACACGCCTTTGGATACGTGGCCGTTGAGTTTTTCAACGTTCCGTTCGATGCGGGACAGAGCCGCATCGATATGCGGTCGCTGTGCCTCCAGGTTGACGACGCGCTCTTTCAAGTCGCTCACCCTCCCGTGCAGCTTGTCGATTTCCTGCCGCGTCTCTTGGTCCATGGTAACGCGCCCGAGCCCCGATCGTTGCCTCGATCGCTTCTATTGGCGAATGGTTGGCTTCAAGAAACGGGGTTGCCCGGCTAGGTTGTGGGTGATAATACACTATCGTCGGGGGGGGGCTGATGGATTACCAGTGGGTCGCGATCCAAATCGTTTTATTTGGTGGGTGCTTTGGCGTGGCGGTCGCAATGGCAACGCTATGCCACCGCGCATTTCGGATTGATGTCGCCCCGTCTGGACGCAATTCCCACTTGGACGGGCTACGCGCCTTAGCCGCACTAGCCGTAGTCGCTTGCCACACCAACCAATCCCTGGTCTCGTTCTTCGGCTATGCCAAAACGCCAGCAGCGGGCAACCAGCTCGGGCTATTGGGTGTCAAACTGTTCTTCGCCCTCACGGCGTATCTATTCACCGCGCAGGCGCTGGCCGGAAGGTTGGAGCCGATCCCCTTCTTGATAGGCCGTTTCCGTCGCATCATGCCGCTGTACTTCGCAGCCGCAACGACCGCTGTTCTGTTCTCCTTCCTCTATTACGTTGAGCCGATGCCGCCGATTGGCGAGTGGCTTGTCGAACTTTCCAGGCTCTACACCTACCCTTTTTTTCGTTACGAAACACTGACGCTTAAAGGGCATCCGGCGCTCGAACTGATCGGCATTGCCTGGACGTTAAGCTATGAATGGCGCTTTTATCTCTTTCTAGTCCCGGCGTGTCTTATCTTCCGCGCCTCGCGCGTCGCAGCCGCGATCATCTTGCCCGTTGTCATCGTCATGGCGATCCAGAAGGACGACAACACGGTCTGGACGTTCTTCATTTCAGGAACGGTCGCGGCCTTCATCGAACGGCACATACCGGCGATATCGCCTGTAGCTTCGCGCGTCATTGTGGCCGCAGTGCCCGCACTCGCGATCGTGGCAATCCTGCAACCCGGGTCGGGCTTCACCGGACCAGACGCCTTTTTATCTGGGGCCATCTTCATGGCAGTCCTATTCGCGAAGCCGCGCGCGCTGGAGTGGGCACCGTTCCAACTGCTTGGGCGCATCAGCTACAGCGTCTACCTGTTGCAATATCTGGTGCTGTTTCGCGTTGTGAATATCGGGTTCGCGAACGGCGTAACGGAAGCTTCGCCGATCTGGAAATTCGCGACCGCATGGGCTGCGGTCGCCATTCTTGTCCCGATCTCGTGCGCGACCTATAAGTGGATCGAGCTTCCGTTCATGTCGCAGCGTCGGCCCGCAAGTGCGCGTCCGATCACTGCAACCGATTACGCCAGCGGATAGCGAGCGTCTATGATCTTCACCGCCGTGTTGTTTGGCAACGCGGTGCTCACCGAGATGAACCCGTCCGTCCCAACCGCAAGCAGTCCGATGGTGTTGCCGGAGCACCAGACAGGCAGATAACAGACTTTGCTTGGCCGAATTCCAATCGGCAGTTGGGCTATATTAACACCTGCCGTCGCCAGTCCGTTCTTGATGTTTCCAAAGAGCGAAACGGTGTCGTCCTCGTTCACCCGGTAGAACAGGCCGAGATAACCCGTTGTGTCCTCGATCCAGGAATTGAACATGGAGAGCTGCGAGATGACCCCCGATTGCGGGGCGATCCCAACTTCAACCAACGGCTCGGCCTTCGCGACGCCCACGATGAACGTGTTACTCGCTCCAATCACGTTCAAGGTGCCGGAAGCGACGTCAACGACAACATGCCTCATTGCGCCATTCGCGACCGCAATCGTGTTGTCCTTGATCCGGTTGCGAGCGCTACCGCTCCTCAGTCGGATCGGGGTGACTTGGTCGAAGCCGTTGATGTTGTTGCCGATGAGATCGCAATCAATGCAGTTGTCGAGCACGATCAATCCGCTCTCGATGCCGCCGTAGGCTACGCCCTGCTCGATCTGATTGTTCCGCACTTTTGTTTGGACGCAATCCACGAGCTGGATCGCGCCGAGGGGTGTCCCCTGGAAACCATTTTTCTCGATGATCTGCATGGCAGCGCCGGACACCGCCTTGATGTAAATCGCGCGACCGCCGCCAACGAACACGTTGTCGGCGATGGTGATGCTGTCGCCGGCTTGCGTGAAGCGGATGCCGCCGCCGAAACCGAACAGAACATTCCGCTCAATCACTGACTGATAGTATGCGGCCGTCGAAACAGAGACGTCGGTGTCCTCGCCATAGATCGCGTACCCAACGCCGGCATTGATCCAGCAATCGGCGATATGAAACCGCTGGAGCTGGGTCGCCGCATCGGTCTCGATGTGGATGGCGTGCCGATACCCGACAAAGGTCTCAGGGGTTTGCGGCGAAATATGCAGGCCACTGAACTCCACGAACGGGATAGACGCCTGCGCCGGCTTGATGTGGAAAAGATCGCACGTCCCGATTGTAGACGCTGAAACCCTGATCCAAGTCCCTTCGATCGAAGCTCCGGCACCGACCAAGCGAATGGCCTGATCGATGAGGAAGATTTCGGAGGCTGACAATTCCTCGACGAAAAACACACCTTTCGAGAACCGCAGCGTCGCGCCTCGTGCGTACTCGATCGCCGCACGGATGGCGGCCTTGTCATTGGTCGCGCCATCGCCAACGGCCCCGAACATGCGGACTTCGGGCGACAGTTCAGTAAGCTCCCACCAAGCGCCATCCGCGCTTTGAAAATGCCACCTCTTCATGGGAGCCGGCGCGGAGCCGAGGCGCATGTAATGCGATGCTCCTCCGTCCCCAGGGATCGTGTACCCACCCGTCCTAACGATGTTGATGTCCTCAGGGATCGACGTGATCTGAGCGGTCGAACGGCTATCGACGTCGAAGACGCCAATCGCCGACACGCTACCACTTGAGCCGCCGCCCGGACCCGAGACATAGATCAGCTCGCCGTTGGTCCCGAAGCCGAGCACCTTGTTCTTGCGGGTCGCGACCGGCGCGAGCATGCCGCCCGAGATCGGATCGCTATCAGGGAACGAAATCGTCCGCCCAAGGCGTTCGGATAGTTGCTGGTCTCGCATCGTCGCGAGGTCAAGCGCACCTTCCATCGTTTCGGCGAAATACGGGCCTTGGTTTTCCAGGTCGATTTCTTGGGTGAACGGCACATCTCGGAGCATCGTGATCGTTTGCAGAGCCGATGGCGCGACAGTGGTCGCGATCGACCCGCCGCCATCGTCGCCCACTCCACTAACAGTGTAATCAACATTGAGCGTTAACTGCGTCTCAATGCTCCCCTGCGCGCGAATGACGCGAATATGCTCAGCATCGAGAATGCGAAAATCGTAGTCGAACGAGGTGGTCACACCGTTGCCGGTGTAAGGGCCGGATCGGTTCGTTTCGCTGGCAACAGTCATGGGGTTCCGCCGATTTTGAGGATCGGCGGGACCATGTGAGCCTGACGGTTATTTCTTAAACTTGCCGAACACGTACTCCATCGGCGAAACCTGCTCGCCTTCCGACTGCCGCCAACCAGCATCAACAAGCCGGTTCGTCGCAACAGACGGAGCGCCCGTGGCCGTACCGGCAGCGTTGACGATGGACTTGATAAGGGCCTTGTCCACCTGACCTTGGAAAGCTTCCTTGACCGGCTTTGACAAGTCCTCGACGATCGAGCCATAGGCCCCGCCGCCGCCATGACCCTGGAGCGCCGACACGCCGTCACGGATGAACGGCAGCGTTCCGAGCACCGAGAACGCGGTATTCTTCGCGAGCCATGCCAGCCAGCTTTCATCATCGCCGCCATCGCCTTGGCCGGGCAACTGCCCTTTGATCGCTGCGCCGACCAAGGCCTCAAGCGTGAACAGCAGCGCCATATCAAGCGTCCAGCTCGCGGCCTCCTGGGCGGACTTCGCGGAAACGCCCTCATCCCGGATCGTGCGCGATGCCCTTGCCGTCCGCTCATAGGCAACGTTGAACTTGGCGAACATGTAGCTCCCCAACGTCGTGAACAGCTTCACGACGTCATTCTGCCGATTGCGCGAGGACAACGAACCGCGCTCTACGCCGGCACGGTCGATAAACAGGCCGGACGCCTGAGCCCGCTTGACCAGGCCGTCCGCGTGCGCAACCGCTTGGGCCTCATCGTTGCCGAACTTCCGCAAGCCCTGCTCATAGCCGGCAATCCACGTCGGAACGTCGGCGAAGTGCCATTGCACCTTCTGCATCAGCCAGAACGACAGCGGCCCCCAGATGTTGCGCTTAAACTCTTGGAGCCTCGACGCCGTCATTCCCTGCTTGGGATCGCTGTAGAAGTCCATAACGTCTTTGTTGAACGTCGTCTGACGGGCCGCCATGAACGGCGACTTGGCGGCTACCGCCGCCGCAGCAGCAGCGGGGTTGCGGGCCGCCTTCATGATGCCGATAGCCATGTCCTTCTTGCCAACGACGACGAAGGATTGCGCCACGCCCGTGATCTGGAGCAATGCGTTCGAGAGATTGAACGCCAGCTTGGCCGCAGTGAAGTTAGACTTGAGCCCGCGCAGTACCGAGCCCACCGGGCTAGTCGCACCAAGCTCACCCTCAGCCGCGTCCTTGAGCCACGCTTGCAGCGCGTCGAAGTCCGCCGATCGTCCGGCGTCGTCGAGCGCGCCGCGCACCCGGCCATCCTGGATCAGCCGCCACGCGTTGGCGACGGGCTCGCTCATCTCCAGGTCATAGATCACCTGATTGACGTGGCGGTGCATCACAGCCATGTCGAGATCAATGGAGCCGTCGCCGGCCGCGGCGCGTTCCTTCAAATGCCCGTTCCGCGTCTGAGCCTTGCCGAACCGGCCGGCCGCAAGCGATTGCGCAATATCGACCGTCTCGCGATCGGCCGCCGTAGAGCTCAAACGGGTATCGTACTTGATCGGGTAATAGCCGCCGCTCAACTGCTTGCCGCCGATCGTGACCGGCGACGCCTCGACCCAGGCCGGTTCAACACCCGTCGCGCGCCGCTCGCGGGCGGCGATGTCAGCCTTGAACGTGCCGATGTAGTCCCACACCGATTGCACGAAATCCGCGTCGCGCGCATCGAGGCCGGCGAGGATCGCGTTCACCTGATCCATCGTGAACGGCCGGCGCTGGCGCGGATCGGTCAGGCGGGACAGATTGCCCTCATTGCCGGTGTTGAGCGCGACAGCGATCCGTTCCCATTTGGACAGAGCGAACCCGAGTTCCGGCATGTGCTCCCGCACCGCCATCGCCCGCCGTTCCTCTTTGGTGTAGACCGAATAAAGCCCTTCCAGCGCCTTTGCGGCATCCTGCTTGCGAACGATCAGCCGGTTTTGCGCTTCGTCGATCGGGGCCTTGATTGCCTGATAGGCGTCGCCGTTGTCGAACCCGTCCATCTCGCGCAGGAGCGTCGTGGCGTTCAGGACGCTATCGAGATAAGCGCGGGCGAGGTTGCGCGCCTGCTCGCTCTTGCTCTTGACCGCGCCGGGCGGGCGCTTCGGCAAATTCTTGTCGATCGCCGCCGCGATGCTTTCCGCCGCCGCCGAGAACTCCCGTTCGCGTTGGGCATCAATCAGCTTGTCCCAGCGCAACGCGATGTGCTCCAGGTTTTTCAAGCTATCGACCACGCCGCGCAGCTCCTCGACCGGCAGGGTCTTGTAGGGCTTCCGCACTGCATCGGCGAGCACGCTTTCCGGAATGGCAAGTTCATTCTCGCGCCCGGCCGCGATCATCGACGCGACGAACGCGTTGAGCGAGCCGCGCCGCTGTTCGGCCGCGCCGCTCATCTGGCGGAAGTCGTACCGATCAAGCAACTCGTCGATCGCGCCGAGGTAATCCACCTGTGCGCCTTCGCGTCGCCCAGCGCCGCCGATCCGCTCGCGGTGCGACTTCTTGCCGAGCTTGTCAACGAACCGTTCCGCCTTCTCGACCTCGTCGGCGACCTTGCGCGCCTCCGAATAGAACGCGTGGTTGAGCAGTTGCCGCCGCTTGGCATCGATCAGCTTGGCGACCATCTCGTTATAGCCGAGGCTGATAGAGGCCCGCTGACCGCCCTTGATCGTCTTGGCCTGCCCGTCCTTGCCGACGACATCGCGATCCGGAACCGTATAGGTTGCGATCGAGGTTTCGAACTTGGCGTTGTTGGCGTCGATCGCCTCGTTGACCGCGTCAACCGAGCCCTCGCCTCGCAGCGCCGCCCGGGCGGCCGTGCCGATCTTGCGCCGGGCCGCGTCGAGCCAGATTTTTTCTCGAGCCAGGGTCGCGCCGAGCCGGGCCGCCTCGTCGGCCGCTTTGCGTTCCGCCGCCAGAAAGCGGTTCGCATTCATCGCGTCCCGCACGCGCATCTTGGCGATCGTCTGCCGAGCCGTCGCGCGGGCTTCCTTCATGGTCATGGCCTTGCCTGTGCCGGCGACCTCGACCACGGCTTTCAGCTCCGCGGCAATCCACATGCCGCGCTTGTCAGGCGCATGGATCGCGTCGAGCGCGTGCGCCTCGACCTCGCCGTCATTGAGCGCGTCGCCGTGCCGATCGCGCATCACGCGGTCGGTCTCCGCGTCGATAGCTTCCTTACGGCCGAGCGTCTGTTCCAGCGCCTTGACCATTTCGTCACCGGAGCGGAAGCCGAACCAGCCGGCCGCCTCATCCGGGTCTAGACCTCCTTCCACGGTGTAGACCGTCTGCTTGCCTCGCGGCAGCGTCTTGAGCACGCCCTCGCCGTAACGCTCGACCAGGACGTCCTTGGACAGCCGGATATCAGGCATCTCCTGCGGCTGGCCCTCCCCGAGCCATCGCTTGTTGCCCATCCATTCCAGAGCCCGGAACACCGGATAGGAATTAACGTCGCGCTCGACCTCAGCGCGGACAGCCTTGCGCTCCTCTTTGAACCATTTTTCCTGTTGCCGTTTAATCGGGGCCATTGTCTCGCGCAGGAGCCTCGCCTTGGCGTCCTCCTGCGCCTGATCCCTCAGTTTGAGGAATGCCGCATACTGCTCGTCCGTGAGGCCCATGCTTTCGGCCGTCGCGAACACCGGGCCCGCGTCGCCGGTTTCGGCCGTCGCCTTGGCAATCTCATCGTCGGACGCAATCATGCGATCGAACACGCCACGGATATCATCCGACACCGTGACGTTGAGATTGGTCAACCGGCGATAGACCGAGATCAGCCACGCGCGGAACTTCTCGAACGCCGAGCGCAGATCAGCGGACGGCGCTTTCCCTTCCATCAGATAGGTCTCGAACGCGCGGGCCCACTGCTCTTGCATGCCGACGTCGATCGCGGCGTCCTTCATGACGTCGCCCGTGGTGCCGTTGGCGAGCGCGACCTTGACGTCCTCAGCCGTCACCGCCACGTCGGGCATCACCCGGACGGCATCCTTGGCAACGTCCGCCGCGTTCGCGCCCCACCATTCCTTGACCGTGGCATAGTCCGCCGCCGCGCCATCCTCGCCGCGCGCCGCTATGTCCTGGATCACGGTCAGGAAGTAGTGACCGCTTTCGTGCAGCATGGTCGAAAGGTCCGCCGTCTGGAACAGGCGAATGACCGTGTCGCCATTGCCAACACCGGCAGAGGGGAACTGGATCACGCCGCGAGGGCCAGGGCCGCCAGACTGAAACAGGCGGCGCGGCTGTTGTGCATACTGCCGCGCGCTGTCGATCGCCTGCCGGATCGTCGCGTCATCGTCCTGGAGCGTCACTCCGAGGCTCGATAGATACGCCTCGATTTCGTCGAGCTGGGCATTACGCGCAACGGCCGGGTCAACCTCCTCCGTTGCCGAATACTGCGGCTCGCCGCGCAACTCGCGGTCGATCGCGTCGAACAGTGAACGCGTGATATCCGGCACCTCCCGGCCCTCCGCGATGGCAGTCCGGTATTCGTTCGCAACCGGATCGTCAGCCAGAAAACCCGCGTCGATCGCCGCGCGTGCAACCTCGTCGGGGCTATGCTTCTTGCCGCCGTCGCCGCCGAGGAGATCACGCGCCCCAGCGACGAAGCCCTTGCGCGCGATCTTCAACGACTTCTTGCCCTTGCCGCGCGAGACCGTTTCAGCATTGCGCGCTTTGAGCTCGCCGCCGACGTCATTGATGCCGCCGTGCTGATCGATGAACTCCAGGAGCGTTTGCCGCGTGTCCTTCACCGCTTTGCGGGATCGTGCTTCCGCAAGCGTCCGGTTCAGATCATCGGCGGTCTTGTACTGGATGCCCTCAGGGATATCGCCGGCCACCTGAGGCAGCGGATAGCGCTGCATGAACTCCTCAGTCGTCAGGCCCGAGCGTTCCGCCATCACCCGGTAGAACGCCGGATAAAGCATCGCCTCCGTCGTGGCGACGTCGGTCGACCGACCAGCCGCGCGAAGCCGGGAGACCATCGTGTCGTAGATTTCCTGCTCGAACGAGCGGAGTTGTTCACCCTCGACGCGGACGCGCTCCGCTTCATCGTGGGCCTCTTGCAACGCCTCTTGCGCCCGTGCGTTGAATTCCGCCGCCTCGACCGCCGTAAACTGATCGGGGTCGAACCGCATGTTGTCCATCAAGAACGCGTCATGTTCCGATCCGGCAATCCGCGCGGCATAGGTCGCGGTCGGGATTTGAAGATCCCCGCCGCCAGCAATCGCGGCGTCGAGATCGTCGCGCGACACGCCTTCCAACTCATCGACAAGCGCGTGCGGATCGACGCCGATGCTCTGGAAATACTGCACGAACTGATCGGCCGGGACATAGACGTTTTCGACCGGGCCGTTCGCGGTCGCGGCCTCCACGAACTGGCGGAATTTGTCAGGCATCCGGGTCCGCAGGACCGAGGACTGCGCTTGGCCTGACAGCGCCTCGAACAGCGCGCGCCGATCGCCGGCCTCTTTCGCCTTGCGTGCGGCTTCCATCACCCGCCCGCCGCCCATGCCCGCCACCTCGACCGGCGCGCTCGCGAACTCGGCGAACCCTTCCATCAGGATATCGCCCAGGCTGATTGGCTGGCCGGCCGCGATCTGTCCGCCCGCCTCGCCGGCCGCGCCCATCATGGCTTGCGTGATCGATTGCAGGACCATGTTGCCGACGTGGGATTGCACGAGCATCTTTCCGGCCACGCCGCCAGAGAGGCCATCCATCAGGCCAACGACCATGCCGCGCGCATCGCCGCGCTTGATCGCCTCTCGCATCAGCGCGAGATCGCTGACCGCCTTGGCCGCGCCTTCCGGCGTCGAAATATCAATCCCCTTCTCGCGGAAGAAGTCAGCCGGCGCGCTGCCCTTCTCGGTGATCGCCGAGTTCACGCCCATGAACGTTGCGCCGGCCGCAGGGCTGCGCGTCGCCACGCCGACGCCGATCGCCGCCGCCATCGACGGCAGGCTTTCGGCGGCCGTCTCGCCAACGAACGCCATGAACGGGCCGGGATGCTGCGCAATCACGCGCATGAAGGAATTGAGATCGCCAGTCTTGGCCGCCTCGTTCCAGTAATCGCGGCCTTCCGAGCCGGCCGGCGACAACGGGATTTCGCCGATCCGCTTGTTGATCAGCCCGACTTGCTGCTGATAGTACGCCGCCGCCTGCTTCTCGTCGGTCCCGGTCAAGGTCGCGAGCCGCGACGTCAAGAACCGCGTTCCGGCCGTCAACAGATCGACGGGGTTCGCGATCGGCTTCCAGGCGATCACGCTGCCGTCCGCGCCCCGAATGGCCGTCTGATCCCCCAGGATGTCCGAGAAGCCGCGCATTTGGTCCTGAGCGCGTTCGGCCGCCGAGTTGGCGAGAAACTGATTGTAGGACTGCGGAACGCGCTGCACGCCCCGGCTAAAGGCGTTCTGGCCCGCGCCGATCGCGGTTTCCCACCAGGACAGCCCATGCAGGTCATCGCGCGCGACGGCGGCGTTCTCGGGATTGCGGAGCCATTCCGTCAGGCGCGGCGCGCTCGACAGGATCGTCCTGTTCTTCTCGCGCTCGATCGCCTGCTGAAAGACGGGCCGATATTCCTGGACCATCGGCGCAGGCGGGACCGGGTTGCCTGTGACCTTGCCGAACTCGCTGGCAAGGTTCAGATCGCCGGCCACCTCATCCGGTGAACCCTCGACGGCTGAAAGCACCGTGCTCGCGGCCTCGACGCCGTTCTGTTGCTGCTTCGCCTTCCAGGCCGTATAGTCCGCGATCGTATCCATCTAGGGGCTTTCCATGAACTCGCAGCCGAGCCGGGCGCAGATCGCCGGCCGCCTTGTTGCCAACATGATCGTCGCGCCCGCTCTCCTCCTCATCGCCATCGTCGGCGTGATTTGGCTGCTAGGCGCGGTCGGGATCATCTAGCTCAACGGTTGAGGATGAAATCCTGATAGCGCTTGGTCACTTCGGCTTGGCTTGGCTTGCGCCCTAGCTCGCGCTCAAGATCGGTCGAGATGCCGCGTCGCAGATCAATCGGGATGTCCGAATATTGAACCTGCGCCTCGACCGTCGAATTGTCCGGCCGCCCCGCCGCATCGAACGCGAACGTCTTGGGCGCACCGAACAGCCCACCGCCAGCACCGGGCGGCGTCCAGGTGTTCGAGCCCCACAACGTGCCCGGCGTCTTGATCACGACCGGCAAGAGCAGCCGGTTGATCATCGACTGAATGTCAGCCTGCGTCGGCGGCTTGTTCGAGTTGTTGCGTTTAAACTCGTCCATCTGAGCGGACAGCGCGTTGTTGAATTGCGCGATACGCTTGTTAGCCTCGTCGAGCTGCGAACCCTTCTTCCCGGCCGTCGAGATGCCCACGGCCGCCAACTGCTGTTCGGCCTGCGAAAACGCGGACGTGAGCTGCAAGCCCTCCTCACGCGCCTTGCGCTGATCGGCCAACGCGCTGGTTTGCAGCCCCGTCAACTCCCTGATGTCGGCGCGAGACAGCTTCCCGCGATAATCGTTCAGGTCGATCCGCGAGAAGAATTCCGGGTCCTGTGCAGCCGCGCGGCGCATGCCATAGAGCATTTCCGGGTCGCTCTCGATGTCGCGCCCCTTGCGCACGGTCTCCATGTAGGACCATGCCGACGAAACCGCCTCCATCCCCGCCGCCTGACGAACCTCCATCGGGATTTGATCCGGCGTCGCGCCCTGGTCGATATAGCTCCACAATTGCGCCTTGGCCTGCTGTTGGTTCGCCTGCTGCGCCTTGTGCTGCGTTTCGAGCATGGCGTTGATCCGCCGACGCGTCAGCTCTTGCACCTGCGGGTCCTTGATCCCCGACAGATAGCTTTCCATGTCGGTGAAGAACGATTGCGTGTCGCGGCCGGCTGCCGTCATGTCGATGCCTAGAACGGCGTCGGCTTCCTGGTTGCGGCGCTTCTTGTTCACGCCTTCATTGTGGTCCTGGAGCAAGCGGATCGAGGCCGCGATTTCGCCCGGCCCACCCGTGCGGATCGCGTCCGTCACCGACTGCGGCAAGGTGCCGTAGTTATATGCGACGGACGTCACTGCGGCCTTGGCCGTCGCGGATAGGCCGTCCCATTTGTCTTGCCCAACGGCCCCGACAATCCTGCCCTGCGTCGCAACGATGCGCCGTTGCAGATCACGCGCGGCATCCGTCTCCGTCACGGTCATGCCCGGCTTGACCTCGACCACACTGCCGTCCTCGCGGGTGATCGTGTCTGAGCCGAAACCGACGCGAAGATGGTTCACATCCCAATAAGGCGCGGTCTTGAAGCCCTCGAACCTGCGGATCATGTCGAAGGCCGAACCGCCTGCGCCGGACTGCCGACCGGCAATGAAGTCGGAGGCGGCGCGCTGCGACTGCGCTTCCTTCAACGGCACCTTGAGCGCGTGTTCCAGCGAATAGCGATCCGCGCCGCTGATGAAATCCTTTTTGTCCGCCATGTACTTTTCGGCGGCGATCGGATCGCTTTGCGCCATTTGGAGCGTGATGTTCTTATGCACGCCCGAGACATAGTCGCGCTCTTTTGCCTTGAGCGTGTCGGCATCCCACCCGTGCAGCGCGCCGTTCTGGCGAAGCTCTGCCTGCCCCGCCGCGATGTTCTTCGCCACAGCGTCAGGGTTGGAGAAATTCGCAAGCGCGTCGTCGGCGAACGTTTGCAAGCGAGCGGACGAGGCATCGCCGACCCACTGCTTGCGAGCCTGCGCGGTGTGAACGATCGACTGTTGCAGCGTCGATTGCAGCCGCGCGCTGGACGCCGTGTCATACGCCCGCGCCGCTCCAGGCGGCAGGCCCTGCCCGAACTCCTTGCGCTTCTCCGCTGCCTCGCGCTCGAAATCGGCGCGACCGTCAACAGCGGCGCGGCCCTCCAGCGTCATGAACCCGCCTTCGCCGAACTGACGATTGCGAACCCAATCCGCATATTTGTTGTCCGCGTCCTTCGCCCGGGTGACGTCCTCAAGGTGCTGCACGCGAACCAGTGCATCGCTGGCGATATCCGCGCCCTTGCCGAGCGCTTCCAGACCTTGACCGATCGCCGCGCCGAACGCCTCCGGCGTCGCGCGAACATCGATATCCTGCCGGAACTCAGGCCGCTGCTCGACGGACGGCTGATATTCAGGAACCTTGACCATTGATCAACCTCAGTAGTACGAGCCGATTTTCGTCGGATCGCTGGAGCCGGTGTAGGACAGGCCCTTGTATCGGCCATAAGACTGACCAGCGCCGCCGAGAATGGTCCCGCCAGCTTTCAGGTATCCGCCCATTTCGGCGCTATCCGCCTGCGATCGCTGTAGCGTCGCCTGCGACCGCTGATTGTTCGCCTGGACCCGATAGTCATAGGCTTCGCGGTTCGAGTTGCTACGGATCGTCAGCGCGTCAATCTCGCCCATGGTTGCGGTGTCGATGAGCGTATCCAGCGGAGAGCCGAACGTCAGATCAACGCCGTTGGCCGCCATCGCGGCCGTCTGCTTGCCTACGATCGCGGAGACCTCTTGCCGCTTGCGCTGCTCTGCAATCTGCCCGCGCTCGATCGCGTCCTTAGCGCGGCGATCGGCCAGCGTCGCGTTCATCTCCGAGACTTGCGCGCTGTACCTCCCTGAGGCCGCCGCCGCCTGCCCGGACTGCACCGCGCCGGCCGCGCCCAAGAGCGTCGATCCGATCGTGAGAGCCGTCATCAATTCGCACATCGCTTGACCTCAATTCGAACGCCCGGAACGGATGGCCGCGAAACATGACAGGATCGGAGAACTTGAAGCCCAGCCACCGCAGCCATCGGATCGAGACCACGTTCCGGTCATCGACGAAATTCCTCAGGATCGCATAGCGTCCTAACAGTTGATCCCGCCAACTCACCGAACGGCGAAGGAACTGGCGGAAATGTAGATCGACTGCGTCGGTGCCGAGCAGCCACGGCGCTCCCACCCCGGCAAGGATGTTGAGGTCAGCCACGCCGAACATCACTTCCGGCCGGCCGTCGATGATCGCCGTCCACGCCTGCGCCGACTTGCGCAGCGAAAACGCCAACGCCTCGCCCGGCGACTTGCCCGAGCCAGCCGCGATCTCGTCGCGATCGGCCTGACGCATCCGCCGCGCGATCGTTCGGATATGAGCCGGCCGCGCCGGCACGATTTCAATGTCAGCGCCCAACGGTCACGTCCGGCATGATCGCAAGGACGGTCATCGGAAGCGGATCGAACTGCTTCACCCACATAGTCCCGTTCGTGTTCCAATCCCAATCCGGCGTCATGGTGATGTCGCCCGTGTACATCGCGATAGCCTCGTTCCACGCCTCGGTGGATCGCTGGCGATATTCAACCAGGTGCTCGCTATCCCGGTCGCCGTCATATGGTCCGATGAAGATCCCGCGCGTGTCCTCGACGCGCATCGTGACTTCGCTGATCGACTTCTGCCGGCCCTGCACCGTGCCGAGCCCCTGCACCTGCCCAAGGTCAAGGTTCAACGTTTGCAGCGACGCCGTCATGGGCAAGCCGACATTAACCTTCGCCGCCGCATTCTTCAACACAATGCCTATCCCGCCAGTGACCGCCCCCACCGTAAGGTTGCGCACCACGTTGCCGTCCGCGAGCGCGACCACGCTTTGACCGTTGAGATGGTCAAGCCCCGTGATGATTTTGGCCGGCGCGCCCGAATACGTCAGGCCACAATCGACAAAGAACGCATCGGCGATCGTTGCGAACACACGCGTATGAAGCTTCTCGATGTAGCGCCTGGACACGCCGCCGACCGTCCGCCTGACGATGAAATAGGGGACGTCCTCGTTCCCCTCGCCGACCGCAACGACATCCTCGAAAACGGCGTCATCGTCCGGGCCGCTTTGGTGCCGCGTCCAGGCCCACACTTCGTGCTCGCGCAGGTAAGTCAGCGAGACAAGCGAACCGTCGTCCAGGACCACCCACGCGATCGAGTACGGCGCTTGCGCATAGGCCCACGCCTTGATGGTCTTGTTCTCGAACAGATGCCGCGCGAGGATGGTGAGGTCTTTTCCGACAAAGCCGTCTTGCGCGAAGTCATAGGAGAAATCACGGACGACGCCGCCGTTGCGCTGAGCGAACAGGACCGTGTTTCCGACCACGATAGGCTGCACCTTGGCCGAGCCGCGATAGCCCTGATTGTCCAGCTTGATCGCCGACGGTGTGATTGCGTCGGACTGCGACCCACCGCTGACAACCCATTCGGTGCCAGACGTCAGCACCATCATGCCAGCTTTGAGCGCGAGCATGGAACGGACTTCGTTCACCTGCCGGGACTTGATCCTAAAACTGATCGCGTCGCTTGCCTTCCTCGGCTCAGCGTTGCCGAAGTTCTCATAGTTCGCGGATTGCGACATCCAGATTGCTTGCGGTTCATTTACCGTCGAGGCGAGCGCTAGCCTTTGCTCAATCAGCGCGCCACATCGCGGGAAATTACCGGCTCCAGAAAATGGGTTGGCCCCCTTCTGCGGCGTGTCCGACGTGTCGGCGGTAATGTTGTCGTCGTCGAATGACAGGCCCTCGGTGCCGCCGATATATCCATAAACGCCATTGTCGAACTTGTAGACGATGTAACGGCCAGCCCCGGCTACTGCTGCCCAGCTAATCCGGTTCAAGCCGCCGTTGATAGTCAGATCGTTCGTGATAGAGTTCGAGACGGGCGACGCCAAGCTTTCCTCGCCCGTTGATGCAGACACCGCCGAGACTTTGTAAGTGTAGGATTTTGCCTGCGCGCCGGTCGCGCCGGATTTGTCAACGACCACCGTCGCAGTTGGAGCAGCCGGAGCCGCCATCGAAGGCGCGAACGTGACTGCTACAATCGTCCAATTGTTGTCAGCCAACCGTGAGATTTTGCGCACCGCGTATTCTGGATGGCAGACATACATAATATCCGCATCCTGGACCACAACGAGCTCGTCGAGATCGCTGTCATCGTAAGGCGTCGCGACTTCATACGGAGAGCCGCCGCTTAGGATTAAGCCGCCGTCGCGATAGACGCGAAAATAGAAGCTCCCAAACTCCAGGACATACGACTGTTCGGTGTTGAACTGAAACGGGATCAATCGCGCGTTGTTAGAGCTGATCTTTACCTCGTTGATGAATTGCGTCCCCGCCCGGTTCGACGCACCGCCATGCGGATGGATAAACAGGTTGATCGCAGTGCGCAGGCCGGTCGCGTACTTTGCCAAGTCAACGCGAGCACCAAGCGCAGGAGATAGCTCCCCGGCAGTGAACGAGGGTTGATAAGTTCGGAGTTCAGCCATTAGCCCCGCCCCGTGACGAGATCGCTTTCGTGGTCCGACGTCTCGCGCACCTCATTAGCGTCCGCCATTTCGGCCGCGCCCTGCGTCCGCGTGGCAAGCTGGAACGCGTCCGCTCGAACCTTCGGGTCGCGCGTCAATGGCATGGCGAGCTTGACGGCTAGATGCCAAGAGAACGCTTCGACGAACAGGGGCGGCAGTTTGGTGGGATCGACGACGCGGAAGGTGTAGCGCAGGAAGGCCGGCGAGAGGTTGCAATAGATCGTTTCGCCCTCGATATCGTAGGGGTTAGCGATCTCCTCTTGTAACGTCTGCGGACACGGATCGACCGTGGAGTATTCCGGTCGCACCCAGCGCACCTTGAGGCAATCGTTTGGTCGCTGATAGGCGTAACCCCATGCGCCCGGCTTGTCGTTGGTCAATTCCGCCATGGACGCCGTCTTGCCTGCGAACCGCCAGGGATAGCCTTGCAGCAGCAGATCGCGCGTGTGCTCATAGAACTGGTTGCACGCCCGCGCCTCAGCGGTCGGTTCAGTGAGCGCGTTGATCTTGGTCTTGCCGAGGTTCGTCAGCGCGAGATTGCAGATCGAGACAATCGAGGCCATGCGTCACCCGTTCGGGAACAGGACCGACGCCGCGTCCGGCTCTTTCGTCTTGGGCTCAAGGCCGGCCTCGACGATCTCGAACGACAGCGACCGGCCGCCGCCCTTGCTATCGCTGACGCTCGACACGCGAACTGTCGCGGACATCGACATTTCCGTGCCGACGCGCGGCGCGGCGTCCAGGCCGAGCGCTTCCATCTGTTTGTCGTTGAGGTAGAGACAGGGATAATATTCGTCACTGTCCGACTTCGCTTCGGTCGGACTGTCCATGTCGCTGTACTTCTGCTTAAGGCTTACGAGCTTCGCCATTCGCCACCCGTGATTTGGGACACGGGTGGCAAGATCGGGCCGAATGGTTGCTACCTAAACACTCGCGGCCTATCGGGGACGCCTCGCCCTGATAATCCCGTAAGCGAAGTTCGTGCTGGCGGTGAACGTTGAAGCTGCCACCAGATAGACCGTGGCGGGTGTCGGCAGATTAAACCGACAGGCAGGGATCGGGACTGACATGGTGACGGAGCCGGGCACAACAGCCGCCATCGGGAACTGAACGAACCTCCCGGGCGTACCGTCGAGCGTGTTGTTGACCAGTGATAGACTGGCTGCGTTGTTGGTTACGCTTGTGGTAGCAGCTGGAAGAATGTTCGCGACCGCTTCGATCTCCCAATCGCCAGCCGCTAACGGGATACTGACGATGGTCTTTGAAGCGCCGCTTGTCAGGCCGGTTGCGGCACCGGCCGCTAGAACGCCCTCGACATACTCGCCGACGTTCCCGGCGTTGGCGTTGTCGTTGGTCGCGGTGGCTGGAAGTTGCCCCGCCAGGAACGCCTTGATCCATGCCTTGATGCCGCCGAATGAATAGACTTTCGGCGTCGCAGCAGCTTGGCCGTCAGCGCCGAACAACACACTGTTGTCATCGGCCGGGCCGTCAGTGTCAGGCGTTGCCGTTTTCGCGTTGAAGTCTGCCATTGACTATCCCCAATAGAGCCGATCGGCCCCCCACAAGAATTGATCCGTGCCCCACATCAAGCGGCCGTCCGGCCCGCCGAGCGATCCGCTCACCGCAAAGGCCGGAACGACGAGCATGTTATTGTAGAGCTTCCGGCCGTCACCGATCAGGACCGCGCCGCGCATCGGCTGCTCATTGTGAACCGCTTCATCGGCGGCCAGGACATCAACGCCCAGCGTGCGAAGATTGTTGACGAACAGCGCGCCCGCCGCGTCAACGACGCCGATCACGGGCTGATTGTTGTAGATGGCCGTTCCATCGGGCACGAGGCGAACACCGAGAACGCGCTGATCGTTGTAGATGACGGCCACAGCTCACCCCGCGGAAAGAAGGAAGGGGCGGCGAACCGCCCCATCCGTTTAGTCGGCAACCGGCGTAGGCGCTCCAGGCGCTTCCCAATCGGGCGTCATGCCGCCGGCCGCCTGCTGAGCCTGGGCCACCGTCTGCGGCGCGGGCGCGTCGGAGAACGGGGCGGGCTTGTTCGCCTCGACGTGGGCCGCAATGATCGCGTCGGCCGCCGCAAGATCATGGACGGCCTCGCCCGTGATCTGCTTCGCGAGCGCCTTACGCTTGGAGTGATGCAGGCTCGACCAGTCGACCGGCACCTCGACGACGGCCGGAGGCTTGTTCTGCCCGGCAGTGGCCGAGGGGTTGCCGCCCCCGACTTCGCCCTTGTCGCCGGCCTCGACCGCGGCAACGGCCGCCGCCTCGCGCTTCGCGAGAACGACCCAGGACGGCCGGCGCTTGGCGTCGTCCCAAATCTCGTCCGGGATCGAGAACGCTTCGCCCATCTCGCGCACGACATGGCCGAAGTAACCCTTGGTGGTCGCAATGACCTTCACCATAGTTCAGTCCCTCCAGTGAGAACGGGAAGCAACGGCGGTTAGCCGTTGCTCTGGTTGCCCATGGTGACGCCGGCCGTGATCTTGCCCGCGGTCATCGGGCCGGTCGCGACGGTGTAGTTGAGGCGCATGTAACGCTCATCCGTGCCGCGCGGGACGTACTCCGGGATGATCACCTTGCCGGCGACGAGATCGGCCAGGGCGAGCGCGGGAGAAGTCCACACCGTCTTGGGCGATCCGAACGCGCCATCGTTATCGACCTGGAGAGTGACGGTCAGCGTGGCCGCGCCGGCCGCCGTGAACGCCTCGATCACCTGGATCAGCAGCGGGATTTGCTTGCCCTTGCCGATGTCGCGGACGATACCGGTTGCAATCGGCCCGAGGTCGATGACGTTGGTGGACGGCGCAGTGACGGTGATCGCCTGCGCGTCCGAGAGCAAAGATTGACGATCGAAGATCATAGTTGAGCCTCAAGGTTCGGCCTTCCGGCCAGCTGCGGGTGGAACGGCCCGCCGAAGCGGGCCGGGCCGGATTAGATGGCGACGGACGGAACCAGCGCCTCGGTGTTCAGGATCGCGTCGGTCTCGCGGATCGGGATGCCCCGATACGTCTTGACTTCCTTGCCCTCGATCGAGGTCTGCGACAGCCCGGTATAGTTCGGGTTGGCGGCAAGCAGCGCGCGGTCGCTCGACTGAGCGTCGAGGATTTCGAGCACCTCGCGGTTCATGTAGATCGCGATGCGGCTGGACATCGCGTCACGGCGACGCGACTGGAGGCGGTAATACGCCTTGCGCATCAGCGCCCACAGATCGACGGAGCCGGCGCGCATATCGGACACATCGATATTCGCGACGCGGGCGTTGTAGCGCCAATCCTTCACGAACAGGCCGATGTGCCAATTGAACATCGTTTCCTTGACGTAGTACGGATTGCCGCTCCCATCGAGAACGCGCTGCTCGCCCTTGTCGGCGATCGAGACGCCAGCCTTCATGCCCTTGGGATAGAGCAGCGAGGTCGCGTGATCGCCCCAGGTCACAAACCAGATCGAGGTGTTGTCCGAGCCCGCGCCGCCGCCGTGGATCACCTGATTGGCGATGTTCGGCTTGGCGACGTCGGGGACGTTCGAATTGTACGCGGCGAAGCGCGCGGACAGGCCCTTGAACTTCTCGGGCGTGGTCGCCGTGTCGTGGTAGAAAATGCCGGTCGCCATCTCTTGGTTCATGGCTTCCAGGTACGGCGCGCTATCGACGAGCCGCTGCTTGGCCGGATCGGGAGCGAGCGCGAGCAGGCGGGTATCGACGCCGGACATGGCCTCCAGGAAGCCCGTGGTGTCGTCCACCTGTTGCATGGTCGCCTTGGACTGCGGCACGCCCTGATAGAGCCGGCCCCAGGCCACGGTGGGCATGCCAGTGCGGATCATGTGCCGATGCACGGCGTCCATGTTGCACTGAGTTGCGATTGCGTCGTCGAGAACCGGGTTCTGCCGGTTCAGGATTTCGATCACGGTGCCCTCGGCCGAGCCCTTATAGGCGTCGATCAGGGTGGGATAGGATTGTCCGATAGTCGCCATAGTTCATCAGCCTTTCGGTGCGTCGTTCGGAAAGAGTACGTGCGCAGCTTCGGCCGGCTTACCCGACCCACCTGCACCGCCATCGGCCGGATTGTCCTCTTTGATCATGGCCCCGACCTTCGCCATGAAGCGGATAACCTCGGGATGGTTGCCGGCACCACTCGCCTCGAAATATTCTTTGAGGCCGGGCGAGCCGAGTGTGTTGACAGCGCGAACGGCAGTCTTGACCGTGCCGTCCCACTTCGTGCCGCCAATGTCCTTGTCCACCTTCGCGTTGTCGGCCCACTTGTCGGGCGTCCCGTTCTTCTGGAAATACGCATAGGACGCCATCGACCATTGGCCTTCCGGCTTGTCGGCGTATTCCTTCGCGCGCTTGGTCTGCATCTCGGTGAACTTGTCCGCGAGCTGCTGTGCCTGCTTGCCGGTCAGGCCGATTTCCTTGAAGGCCGGCGCGAGCGCATCGACCATTTCCTGATCGACCTGGATGCCTTCCGGCGCGGTGATGGTGTACTTGCCATCGGCCGGAACGACGTCGCCAGCGGCCGGCGCGGCCGGCTTGGTCTTGTCGTGCTCGACCTTCGCGGCGGCGTTCTCCGCTTCCGATTTATTCGGATCGGGGACGTACTCTTTCCAGCCGTCGGCCTTCGGCTTGTCGCCTTCCTTCGGAGGATCACCGGCAGCGGGCGAGGCTTTCGGATCGCCTCCCTCGTTCGGAAACAGCACGCTCGCGGCGGGATCGGCCGCAGGCTTCGCGGGATCGACCTTCGGCGGATCGCCAGCGGGAGGCGTGACAGCGGCAGCAGCACCGCCGCCACCGGCCCCGCCTTCCGCGTTGAACACGGCGGCGGACATCAGATGGCGCGCAAGATTACCCCTCAAGATCATCGTCGTTTCCTTTCTCTCTCTCGGCGGTTGCACGCGCCGCCGCGCGGTCCAATTCCCTGATTTCGGCCATCGCCATCAGGAGCGACGGATAAAACCGGGGGTCGATCTCATCGAGCTTTGCGATCAGCTCGCGCCCGGCCGCTTGTCGACCGAGCGTGTAGTTCGTCACGTTGTTGTCGCCCGCGAACGCGTCGCGGTAGATCGCGCACACCTCCAGAACCCAATAGAGGACGCGCTTGCCCGAGACCGTCGCGAGGACGTCGTGAAACGCCTTCGCCAATTCGGCGCGGGCGATTTCTTGCTCTGGCGAGAGTTGTTCGATCAAATCGCTCATCGCTCGCCGGCCTCACGCTCACAGGCGCACCAAAGGCCGAGCAGGCCAAACCCGATCGAATAGGCGTAGAGCGGCCACCACATCATCATCACGGGACCCTCAACGCGATCACGCGGGCGAGCGAGCGCGGGCGTTCGCGCACCCGGTTGCCGTCATTGCCGCTCTTGACGATCCATTCGCCATTGGGCGCACGGCCGGTGATGATGCCGACGTGATGCCGCCAGACGACAATCACGCCCTCGCCTGGACCGCTAGCGGGCGATCCGACGCGCGCCCAATTTCGCGCGAGCCACAGCGCGCGATCGAGCTTGCCGAGATGCTGACCCATCCACCACCCGCACCATTTTTGCGGTCGCGCGTCGGCCGTGCCCAGCGACACGAGGAGAACCGCAGCCGCGAAGATCGTTCGCCACATCACCAACCTCACGAGATGCCGATTTGCTGGAGGAGCGCTTGCCCGCCCGGATTTTGCCCCGCGCTCGCGAGCACGCTGGCGGCGTCCGCGCCCTGCTTCACAGCCGGCGCAACGGTCGCCATCATTTCCGCGCGCTCTGCCTGCTGCTGCTTCTGAGCACGCGCATCACGGAGCGCCTTGACCTTGTCATCCGACAGCACCATGGACGGCGGTGCGCCAAGAGCGTCAGCGTAAAGATCGGTCGCCTCGTCGGCGTCGAGCTTGTCGAGGACATCAGGTTTCACCGCCGCGAGCTGACCGACGAACCCGGAAAGCCGTTCGATCGCGCCCGTGGCGACGGCCTTCTGAGCCTGCGCCAGGATCGAGATATATTCGACCTTCAAGTCCTGGTTCTGGATTTCGCGCGGCGGCGGCGGCAGCTCGCCGCGCCGGTTGAGGATGTTGAACGTGCGATCAATCACCGGCTCGAGTTGGCCGTTATAGATGTTCTCCAACACCGGCCCGAGCGCGAGAAGCTTTTCTTCCTTGCGCTCCGCAATCTCGACCGCGTTGCGCGGCTGGATGCCTTCCATGTTCGAGATCATCAGGAACAGATCGGCATAGAAATACTGCCGCAAGCGCTCCTGGACGTCGCGGATATCCTCGCGCAGATATTGGAGGTTCGCGTTCACCTCCATCGCCGGCCGGTAGCCCTTGCCGGTCGGGTCATCGACATACGTCACCGATCCAGGCAGGAGCGATGCCGGGTTGTTGCGCAACGACGTCGGGCCGGTCATGGGCGGCCGAACCTGCTTGTCGATCGCCTCCAGCTTCCGAGTCTGCTCTTTCTGAAGCATCTTGGTATCGCCGAGCGCGTCATGCGCTGGCGACGTCGAATAGTGATCATCGCCGGCCAATTCCCAAGCCGGGCAAATGATCGGGTTGTCATCGAACCCGCTTTCCTCCAGAAGGCCGTTGTTGTCCGTTGACGTGTCGAGCCAGTAGTTCGAGAGGAACGGCTTGTTGCGCTTGTCGATCAGCCCAGGCTCGCGGTTTAGACGCGGCTCGACGGCATGGCAGACATCGTAAATCTGGTCATACCTGCCGTTGTCGTAAGCGGTCTTGATCGAGTTGCTGACGCGCGCGACGGCCTCATAGCCGAACCGCGAGACGATGCGCGCAACGCTCCAACGGAATTGACGGTACAGCGTCGTCGCGCGGCCGTTCTCATCGCGCGCGATCCAGAACCGCCCGTTGAGGAGCTGCTGCATTCGGACGAGCTTGTCATCGTCCTCGGCCAACAGGCCGCACGGCTGTCCGAATAGCGCGAGGTCGCCATAGCCGGTATGAAACGCCGGATAGATGTTCGAGGCCGCGAACACTTCGCGCATGCGCTGCTCGACGGCCGCGAGATATTCCTTGACCGGGGCGAAGTCTTTCAGATCGGGGTCGAACGTCGTCAGCCGGAACCACGGCCGCGCGGGCGACGTAAGGCCGGAATGCATGCCTGACTTCAGCGTGCGATAGGCGAACGTCCCGCTGCTATCGATGATCGCCTTGCGGCTGATTGCCCGCTCGTCGCGGTTCGTCAGGCGCAGACGCGTCGGATCGATGAACGCCGCAACGCCCTCCCATTCGCTTTCCCAAGGAGTGCGGATCGGCTTCAACTCGGTGAGCCGCCGCCGATGGTACTGGATTTGCGTCTCGTAGCGCGGCGCGTTGGCGGTCATTTACCGATCCTGAAATTGTCGGCCTCGCGGTACACCGCAACATCGTCGGGCATCTCGAAATAGACGAATGCTCGACTGCCCCACGACACGGTTTCCGCCGGCTTCAAACGGGCCATGACACCCGAATGCACCTCGTCCTTGCCGTCCTTGTCGAGCAGACGGAATTTCATCACTGGCCCAGGAGCGTCTTGGCCTGCGTCGGCGCGGTCGTGGTCACGCCGGAACCGGACGTGAGGATGGTGTTCGAGCCCGCACGCATGCGGTCGGTGGTGCGCCGGCTGACGTCAGAACGAACCGCCCCCTGATCCGGGGCCTTCATCGCTTGGGTTTCGGCAGGGGGCGGCGTCGGGCTGGGAATGTCAGGGACGAGACACATTGAGGATCACCATTCGCGAGGAGCGTTGCGGTTTCCCGACGCTTACCCGCGAATGGTTGCCGCCACGAACAGCCGTCAGCAGGACAGCGGATCGTAATCCGTCGCCGCCGTGCCACTGCCGGCCGCGCCCTGCCCGTTCACCGTGCCGCCGACGATGCCGCGCTGCTTCTTCGCAACGGGCTCCGAGAACGTCAGCATGAGCGCGTCGCCTTTGTTGGGGCTTGGTAGCCCGCGATCCTTCATGTCCTCTTTGCTCTCAAGCTGGACCTTGCCGTCTAAACGCGGCACCGTCTCAGGCCCGATCAAGTCCTGATACAGATCCTCATCCTTCGGATCGATCGCGCCGCCGGCCTTGATCCACTTCTTGCCCGTGCCCCAAATCTCCGCGCGCTTGTTCAGGTAGCCCGTGTCGATCGGCTTGCCGCTAAACCAGATCAGCCGCCACGATCGGCCCATGACGCTGCCGGCCGACACGATGCCCGTGCCATAGCCAGCGTCCACGAACACCGCATCGGCCTGATACTCATCCTCCAAGCGCGCGATCAGGTTTGCCACCTCGACGTCATTGTCATTGCGCGGAAGGCTCGCGAGGCTCTTGGAGTACAGCCCTTGCCGCAGCATGATCTCAAGCTTGTCGTCACCCGTCCAAGCCGGATCAACGCCCAGGATCACGGGCGCGAACGCGTATTGCTCTTTGCGCAGATGCACCGCGCGGGCCTTATCGACGTCGTCGGCAGAGATGAATTGCATGGCGCTTTGGGCAGGGAATTGCCCCCTCACACGATATTTGACCACGTCACTGTCCTCGCCGTGGTCGTCTACGAGTTTTTGCAGGTACTTCTTGTTCGTGCCCTCGACGGTGCGGCTATCGATTTGCCGGTTCACCCACCGATGGCGGAAGCGTCGGAAGCACTCGCGAAACCGCCCGCTGTTGCGCGTCGGGTTGCCGAACACCACCCAAATGATCACGGTGTTTTCGTCGGTCATCGCGCCTTCCGCGACTTCCCAAACCTTATCGTGAATTTTCGAGGCCTCGTCGAACAGGAGCAAGATGATCTTGCCCTTGTTGTGCAGGCCGGCGAACGCTTCCGTGTTGTGCTCCGACCACGTCAGGAAATCCATGCGCCAGCTATCGCCGTGCATCGGATCGCGGCTTTTGATGCTCATCGCCTGGACGTCGAACCACGGCGCGGTCAGGCTCATCTTGAACCACTTCCCGACCTCAGGCGCAGTCTTGGTGCGCAACTGCGGTTCGGTGTTCGCAGTCATCAGCACCTTGGCATCGTCCCAACACGACATAGCCCAATTCGAGAGCATGCCCATTTCGGCCGACTTGCCGATACCGTGGCCGGACGCCACGGAGATTTGCAGCGGCTCGAACCGCGTCTTGGGATCGGCGAGGTGATCGCGGATCACGCGGTTGATGTCCTGTTGCCACGCGCGCGGCCCGTCGTATTCGGCGAGCGGCCCGTGTCCCCAATCCCAGGCGAGTTGCGACCAACGATCAGGATCGAACTGGCATTCCGCCGCCAGCTCAATGATGTCGTCGTTGGGGTCGCGGTTGTGGCCGACACCGGGACGTTTAGACGCCGCGCTAGCCATCAGTCAGGATCACGATGAACAGCGCGATCGAGAACATGCCAAGGCCGAGCATCGCGCCATGCAGCACGGTCATTTGCCGGCCTCGTTCCGCGAGATGGTCACGCGCAGGCCGAAGAGGCGAAAGCCGCCCAGGATGCGCGCGCGCTCGCGAGCGTCGCGATCGAGGATGCGCGCCATCTCGCGCAGCGTCGCGGCGAGCCAATCGCAATGCGCGGTGTCCGATCGACATGAGCATTTGAACATCGCCGCAAGCTCGAATTTCTTGGCGGTGTTGTCGATCGCTTCGCTCCAGGTCTTTGCCATCACTTCCCCCCAGCCTTTGCCTTCGCGCGAGCGATGCGATCGGCGAGCTGTTCGACGCCGCCGACCTGTATGTTCTCCTGGAACGCCTGGACGCCGACGTGCTTGCCGATCAGCTCCAGGCGCTTCACCCGGTCGCTGATCTTGACCTTGACGATGACGTCGCCCGTGGCGTTGCCCTCGCGGTCCTTCACCTCGATATGCTCGACACCGGCAACGAGGCCCTGACGCCAGATTTTCGGCCACTCATGAACGGGCTTGAGCGCGCCGTTCTCCCAGTAGATATCCGCCATGTCGGCTTCGGCCTCGACGGCTAGGCGCTTGAGCACCCACGCCGCATCGATCTTGGTTTCCTCCGATCGGGCAGCGCGCCCGGCCTCGATCGCGGCCTTGATGTGCGGCTTGGCGAGCAGTCCACCAACCTGATCGTTGGCGCTCTTGGCCGAATAGCCGGCACGGATCGCGGCCTGAGTTGCGTTCAGGTCGATCAGGTATTCCTCGACGAACCGGGCTTGCTTTGGGGTGAGTTCCGACATTGGCCGCAACGTTGTTTTACGTGACGGCGGTTTATAGTGACGGATGGTTGTTGCTCAGATCACAACGCTCTGTTGCTGATGGAACTCGATGCGGGTTCCGAGTGGCAAAGAGGTTTCTAAGAGCGACCAAACTTTTTTGAAATCGGCGGGATGGCGGGTTGTATACCCGGCTCTAAGTTTAAACCGGGCTATACCTACCCTAATTAAAAACTTTTAGCCTCTCTTATAAAACCCTTTGTCACAGTCATATTATTGGAATGATTGAGATATTCGCGCCAAGAGGTTCATAAGACGAAATTTGTAGCTCCCGGATGAGTGGTTAACGCAGTATATACAATTGTACCGTTTCGGCTCTAATATTCGGATTATCCTCAACCAAATTTGTTCGTTATAAACCTCGTTGACACCACCCTTGTGTTGTGCTCTGTTGTGGAAATCGCAACAAGGATCGCAACGAATGGCCCAACTGTTCACCCGCTGCGGCACGCTTCACACCGGCCCGGTTCGCGTTGACGCCAAGGGCGCGGCGACCTTCCTGCGCCCGCGCAAGTGCAGCCGTTGCGGCGGCGCTGGCCGTTCCGACAAGTGGGCTCACACGGGCTACACCTGCTTTGATTGCGGCGGGAACGGCCAGAGCATTCGCGGCGACGAGATCGTGAAGCTCTATACCGCCGAGAAGCTCGCCAAGCTCAACGCCGCGAAGGCGAAGGCCGACGCCAAGCGCGCCGCGAAGGCCGCCGAGATCGCCGCCGCCCGTGCCGCCGAGGCTGCCGCGAAGGCCGAGGGCTTCCGGGCCGAACACGGCGCTTTGTTGGCTCGCGCCGAAGCCCACATGGACAACGAGTTTATCGCCGACGTCATCACCCGCGCGATCGAACGCAGCGAGATCACCGAGGCCCAGGCCGCCGCCGTCGCGACCGCAATCGAGCGCATCGAGACCCGGCGCGCGCTGGCTCGCGCTTCCCGGCATGTTGGCCGGGTTGGCGATCGGCTCGAAACCACCGTCACCGTCGAGCGCGTGTCATCGTTCGGCCGGCCGGCTTTCAACGCCCCGTGGATCACCGAAACCGTCCACGTCGTCACCATGCGCGACGCCCAGGGGAACTGCATCGTCAGCATGTCCCCGCGCTTCTGCCCCGAACAGGGCTCGCGCTTCACCCTCCGCGCCACCGTCAAGGATCATTCCGTCTACCAGGGCCAGCAGCAGACGAAGGTCACGCGCGCCAAGGCCGTCATCACCAAGCAGAAGGAAGCCGCCTAATGTCGCACAAGATCGCCACCGCCCGCCGCGTCCCCACCGCGTTCGGCGTGTTCTGGACCAGCCCCACCGGCCTCGTCGTCCCGTGCGAGGCTTACACCCTGGACGCCAACGGCGTCGCCACCAGCGGCGACGACGCGACGCCCGAGACCTTGGCCGGCGCTTATGAGCGCGGCGAAACCTTCCTGACCTATGAAGGCTGGATCAACGAGGACACCGCGAAGAAGTCCGCCGCCGTCAACGGCGATGTCTACAGCGTCCGGCCGCTCCCGGCCGGAACCTACTTCTACGACCACGACGAGCTTTGCGTTGTCGCGCCGGCCGAACCGGCAAAGGTCGAGGCCAGCGCCCACACGCCCGGCCCGTGGCGCGCAGTCCTCGCCCGCACGCTGATCCATATCCAGGGCAACAGCCCGGTTTGCTCAATCAGCATCGCGCCGCCGCGCATCCCGGAACGTGAGTTGCGCGAGCAGGCCGTTTCCGAGGCTCGCGCCAACGCCACCCTGATCGCCGCCGCGCCTGACATGCTCGCCGAGCTGCGCCGGCTGTTTGAGCTCTGCGGACATCAGGCCACCGCCGACGTCATCAAGAAGGCGACCGGCCAATGACCCGCCCTCACCCCATCACCCGCGCGGCTGCAATAGCCGCCGAGGCAATCGTTGACTTGGCCGCGATCGGCCTGTTCATCGCCGCCGCCCTGGTTTGGGCCGACATCGTCGCGGTGCCGCTGTGAACATGACCCCGCTCAACGGCACCAAGACGCACCCTCTCAGCGCTCACGCGATCAACGTTCTTCGCAGTCTCGCGCGCTGCCCCGATCCGGCCCAGGAGATCAATCCAGGCGTCGGCAATCGCTTGATGCGCGAGAGCCTTGTCGAGATCGTCAACCTTCCGAGCCCCTACAAGAAACACCGGGGCGCGGTGATACCGCACTACCAGATCACCGACGCCGGCCGCGCCGCCATCCTCGCAGCCGAGGGCAAGTCATGACCGCGCAAATCTTCATCGCCTTGGGGTGCGCGGTTCTCGCGCTCGCGCTTGGCGTCCGTTGGCAACAGGAGGATCGCCGCCAATGACTGACCGCACCACGCCCGCCATTGCGGACATTGATCGCTGCATCGCCACGATCGAGAGTTCAACCAAGCGATGGTCTGGCAATGCCGACTATCGGCGCTTCCTTGAGACGGAGCTGTTCTGTCTGCGCGAAGTGAGGAAGCGGCTCAATTGCTGCCAGGAGACGCGCGACGCCATCGCCGCCGCCCGCGAGAAGCGGCTTGCCGAGGTCGTTGCGGAGCGCGAAGCGATTGCCCGCGCCATGTTCGGCGAAGGCTGGCAGTGCGTTGCGAACCTCGCCCCCTACGTTCAGAGCACCGTGAATGAATTGACCCAGGCCCTCGCAATCATCGAGGCATTGCGCGGCACACTGGAGCGCTGCCGCGTCGTCTTGGGTAACATGGCCCTTGAGAACGAGGGCGCTATCATCTGCCGATGGCCGATCAATCACGAGCCGTTGCGCGCGGACGCGCGGGGCCTTCTCCCCGTCATCGACGAAGCACTTGCGCAGGCCGAGATATGAACGCAACCCCCACCCTCGCCCGCGTCATCGACTACGAGACCACGGGCACGCCCGAGGACGAGGTCGCCGAGATCATCGAGTTCGGCCGGATGGACGTTCACCTTGCCTCGCGCACGATCGGCAACCCCTGGACGTCGCTCGCGCGCCCTCAGGGGCCTATCCCAGCAGTGACGAAGGCCGTTCACCACATCACCGAGGCCGACGTTGCCGACGCGCCCGAGGCCCGCGAGTTGTGGGAGCCATTTTTCGAGGGCTGTTCGCCGACTGACATCCTGGTCGCGCACAATGCGAAGTTCGAGCAGCACTTCCACGCGGGCGACGGCCGCCGCTGGATCGACACGTACAAGGTCGCGCGGGTTGTGTGGCCGGACGCGCCGACGCATTCGAACCAGGGCTTGCGCTATTGGCTCGACCTCACGCTTGACGCCGAGCTTGCGTTCCCGCCGCATCGCGCGTTGCCCGACGCCTATGTGACGGCGCACCTGTTCGTCCGGCTCATGAGCCAAAAGACGATCGAGGAGATGGTTCACATCTCGAAATATCCCGCGCTCCTCAAGGTCATGAACTTCGGAAAGCACAAGGGCATGACGTTCGAGGCCGCCCCGCTCGATTATCTCGATTGGATCAGGGACATGAGCGAGCTGGACGATGACACGAAATTCACCGCCCGCTATTGGGCCGCGAAACGTCGAAAGGTCGCAGCATGATCCCCGCCAGCTTCAAGCCCCTGCCCGCCTATCGCACGCTGGACCCCGGAGATCCCTGGACCATGATCCTGGACAGACCGATCCCGCCGATGAACCATGACAAGCCCGTTGGCGTCGGCGACCTGATCAGCAAATGGTTCGCCACCAACGAGCCCGGCCGCATCTTCCGGATCACCGCCGTTCACGGCTTCACCTATGAGACCGTCTTTGTGGGGTTCGAGCAGTGACCCGCCGCAAGCCCATTCAGGCGACGCTTGACGTCCGCCGCTACATCGTTCGATGCCACGGTTTCGACGACTGCACCGTCAGCGCCTCGACGCCGGCCGGCGCAAAATATCGCGCATTCAAGCTCGCGCGCGAGGCCGGCTATTTCAGCCGAGGCTTTCACGCGTTCCTTGCCAATGGCGTCACGGTGCAGGCTGACCGCCGGCCGCTCCGGCTCGCCAACGCCACCCCGGAGTTGGGCCTATGAAGCGCTACGCTGTTTTCGCCGGAGATAACCACTACCCCGTAGGCGGGTGGAACGACTTCAAAGGCAGCTTCGCAACCAAAGCAGAGGCAATCGCGTTCGCGGAAAAGGAGAGGCACGAATATTCGTGGGCGCACGTGATAGACCTCCAGACTGGAGAGGAGGTTTTCTCTCGATGACCGTCACCGCATCACTCGCCCGCGACGAGGCGATTACAGACGCCTTGCGCGTTGCCAATGACGCGATCGGCGACGAGCAGCCGACCGCCCAGGCGCTCAAGATCATCGCCGCGATTAAACGCTTGCGCGCGGCCGACCCGGTCAAGATCGCCGCCCTCTCCCGCGTCAACTACCTCGCCCAGCTCCAGCGCGAGGCGCAGGCCAAATGGGTCATCGAGCACGACAAGGTTCCGCTCGCCCAGCTCGGTCCCGAGCATGACACCACTGCCGGGGTCGATACCCCGCTTGGCCGCTTCCGAATGGTGACGTGGCGTAGAACGTGGCGCACCGGCCGGATCGCATGGGCGAGCGAATACTACTTGAACGACCAGCCAATCACGATCGCCGAGATCGAGGCGGCGGGCTTGGCGCAACGGCCGACAACCCGGCAGAGGCGAAGGGCATGACGATAAGAATTCTCCGACAACCCGTGATCCGACCCGAGCCGGTGAGCACGCCGCAATGTTCGATGGTGGTCTACACGGCCGGCCACGATGCAGCATGGCGGGAACAATGGTACGGGCAGCGCCGCCCAGGCACGGACCCAAAGCGTTGTCAGCACGACAGCAACGTGACGATCGACGGCAAGCCATATTGCCGCCGCCACGCGGGCGCGCTCGCGCTCGACCGCTGGCTGAAAGGCGAGCTTGTCGAGAAGCCGGCTTAGAGCCATGATCGGCGGATGCAAACCGTTGTCCGCTTGATCCAGCACGAAGAAAGCTTTGAGGTCCGGGTTTCGACGTTCGTCTATTTCGACGACAACCCGGGCCGCCGATCCATCAATGGCCGCCCGTCCCGCCAGGATGCCGAGCACCAGGCGAAGGAGATCGCCCGCGCCGAGCGCGCCAGGACGGGAACCAAATGAGCAAGCGCCGGCCGCTGGAACTTCCACCTGGAGCCGGCCGCGCCTTCGTCGAGGACATGGAAGCATTCTTCGCCGCCGACACCGAGTTGAAGCGCGACGAGATCGCCGCTCGACAGCTCCACCGCTTGCGCCAGCACTACACCGGAAAACTACGGTTGATGGACGTCAAGCAGATGTTTTTCCAGATGCGCAGCGAGTTGAAGAAAACAAAATTGTAGCTCCCCGCTTGACACCTCTTTAAACACGTCCATAGTGTTGTGATATTCACAACGTCACAACAGGACGCAACAATGAGCGCAACGCCGACCGATCCGGCCGACTACGCTTTCCACCACTGGCGCAAGTTCGAGACCACCCAGGAGCACACCGAGCGCGTCGAGGCGGCCGAGGCAACAGCCGGTCGCTACTTCGCCAGCGCGACCGCGAAGCCGCTCCAGGCATTCCACGACGCTATGGCGTTCCTCCGTCCGTTCCGCGGCCCGGTTTGGGATCGCCGCCGTGCAGCCGCACAAGCCGCATGGGAACAGGCCACGGCCGGCGCGCGCGAGCTGTTCAACATCACCGCCGACGAGATCATGCGCGACGGCGAGGTTTCCGAGGCGACGTCGCTTGCGTGGGACGTTCTCGCCGAGCAGGCCGAGCGGCAGCCGGCCGCGCCTTCCTTCCCCGTCTCCATCCACCACCAACCCCAGGCAGCACTATGACCAAGTTTGTTATCGTCGAAGGCCGCGCCCTCAAGCAGGCCATGAAGATCCTCACCGCAGTCATCGAGCGTCGCAACACCATCCCGATCCTGAACCATGCCAGGATCACGCACAGCGACGCCGGTTTGCGGATCAGCGGGACCGACCTGGACCTTGAGGCGCATGTTGACCTCGACGTCATCGACGGCGCGGGCGGCGAATGGTCCGCTTGCATCAACGCCACGACGCTCGCCCGCATTGCCAACGTCGCCGGGGCGATGAACGTCCGGATCGAGCGCGCCGACAACGACCTGAAAGGCACGATCACCCTTGGCGACGGCGCGGCCTTCTACGAGATCGAGACCCTTTCCGAGACCGACTATCCCGAGATCGGCGGCGAGCGCGGCGCGATGATAGAGGCGTTCACGAACGGCATGTTCGCGGCGACGCTCGACAAGGTGCAATGGTGCGTCTCGGCCGAGGAAGTCCGCTATTACCTCAACGGCGTGTGCTGGCATACCGACAACAAGGGGAGCCGCTTTGTCGCGACGGACGGCCACCGCTTGGCGATCTGCCACTATGCCAAGGACGCCGCCCCGGTCGCGCACCGGATCATTCCGCGCAAGACGGTGCGGGTCGTCACCGAACACCTTGCCGGCAAGGATGTGAAGTTGTTCGCCGTCGAGCCCGGCAAGATCGACATCGTCGCGCCCGGCGTCACGATCCGCGCCAAGCTGATCGATGGCACTTATCCCGACTATGCCCGCGTCCTGCCGAATCGCCACGATTTCACGTTTGACCTCAAGCGCGATGAGATCGTTGCAGCCATCGATCAGGCCACCGCGATCGGCGGCGACCGGACGACGGCGATCAAGTTCAGCAACGTGGACGGCCGCGCCATGATCGAGCGCCGCAGCGCAGACTTTGGCAGCGCCAGGGTCAAGACCTCGACGGCATGGCCGGCCGGGAAGGAACAGCCGTCCGCGTTCGCCTTCAACAGCCGCTATCTGCGCGAGGTCGCGAACGCCTGCCAAGGCGCGATCACCCTGCGCATGGTCGATCACGCGTCGCCCTTCACGATCCACGACGAGGACGCCACGATGATCCGCGTTCTGATGCCGATGCGGGCCTGATGCCGATCAGCGCCGAGAAAATGAGCCGCTACCCAGGCGGCTCGATCTACTCGAAAGTCTGGAAGGCGTTCCGGGCTTTCATCCTCTTTCGCGCAGCGAACCGTTGCGAGGGGACACCGGATCGTCCGGATTGTCGAGCCCGCAACGGCGCGGCTCACCCCGAGACCGGCAGCAAGGTTGTGCTGACGATCGCCCACATGGACCACGACGAGAGCCACGCCGATCCCGAGCGGTGCCGCGCGCTTTGCCAGCGGTGTCACAACCGATGGGACGCGGCCTTTCGACGGAAGAACCAAGCCGACACATGGCGCGGCAAGTACGCCGTCGCCGACTTCATCGCGGAGCTTTGCGAATGATCCTGCCCGAGAAAGCACTGAGCATCATCCAGCCGTGGCCGTGGCTCATCGTGCACGGTTACAAGGACATCGAGAACCGCGATTGGCCGACGCGGTATCGCGGCCCCGTCGCGATACACGCGGGAAAGAAGCTGGACGACGATTGCGCGTGGGACATCCATCAGAAGCGCCATCCTGTCACCGGAGATCATCACGAGTTCGACGAGCCGGCCGACTACGAGCGCGGCGGGATCATTGGCGTCGCTGAGATCGTCGATTGCGTCGAGAGCAGCGATAGCCCCTGGTTCGTCGGCCGCTATGGTTTCGTGCTTCGCAACGCGAGACCTGTTCTATTCATCCCCGTCAAGGGCGCGCTTGGCTTTTTCAACTGGCAGGATCGGCGGATATGACCCCGTTTGCATCCGTCGCGCTGTTCCGCCGAAACGGCGGGATCGTGTTCAAGGCCCCACGCAAAGAGCCGAGCGCGCACAAGACCCAGGCGCGCAAATCCGCTTCGCGCTTCTGGCGCGGCAACATCGTCGAGCCCGACGTTCTCACCAAGATCATCCTGGTTCAGCACGACGGCCGCACGGTGCATGTCGCCGAGCGCGCGACCGTAGCCGGTCAAGACCGCCCTTGGGTGGAATACCGCCTCGACGCCGACGCCGCGCTTAAGAGCCCCCACGTCGCCGCCTGCATGTCTGAGCTTGGCATCGACCCGGCCGATGTCCCGCCGCCGATGCCCGACGTCCTCGAAATCAATGGCGTGATCTACCGGAGGGAAATTTGACCGAGCCCCAACAATGCCCGTTGACGGCGCGCGAGCTTGAGATTGCGCGCCTTCTCTCGAACGGAGAAACGGCCGCGTCCATCTCCGGCAAGATCGGATGCACGACGCATTCGGTGAACATGCAGATCAAGATCGCCCGCCGCGTCGTCGGCGCGCGGAACAGCTCGCACCTCGCCGCCACCGCACTGCGCAAAGGATGGATCGAATGA